CTCCTGTGGTATCGACTGTCGAGCTTAACGAAGACGATAGAGTACTCGTTGCTATTAAAAATCATACGGCTACTGTTACTGGCAATATGACGAATATCGCATTGGGCAAGATGACTGAAGGTAACCTTAGATCTGAGATTAGTCAGACTGCGGAGAAAATCACTCTATCCGCCGAGAAGCTAGAGGGTGACATTGCAACCGCTAAGGCAGAATTTACTGTCGAGGCTGGTAAGATTCGAGCTGATATGACAGCTCAGGGCGATGAGTTACAAAGACTTATCGGTGAGAATAGCGACGAGATCACTGATCTAGAAAAACGTATGACGTCCGCTGAGACAGAAATTGTCGCGATTCCTGGTAGAGTTGAGTCGACCGTTAGCGCTAAGTATGCGACTATAGAGACGACTGATGACCTCAATTCTAGACTCGAATCTGCGGAATCCAGCATTGTTCAGTTGCCCAACCTGATTGAAACGACGGTTAGCGGAAAATATGCCGATAAAGAGGAGTTTACTACTTTCAAACAGGAAGTAAACGGCTTCAGCTTTATGGGTAATGGCGGTACTGTTAAAATCAGCGGCGGTGATATCAACCTTACCGGTGCTATTAAGTTTTCTGATCTTACTGATAGCTCTTCTGTTCAGAGTCAGATAAACAATGCTAACAATAATGCGTCCGATGCTCTTGATGCGGCAGAAAGTGCTGAATCTATGGCTAGTGATGCTCAGGATACTGTCGATGGGGTATTAACAACTGTTAATGGTATCACTATTACAGAGGGTTCTAAAACCTACCTCGATGGTGAAATGATATACTCAAACTCCATCTATGCGGATGCTATGCATTTAGGCGGAAGTCTTGCGGTATATAGGACTTTATACGGCACCACCATCGGCGGATATTTAGGTTACGACGATGGTTTCAACTCTGACTCGGGTATAGGCATCCGTTATAGTAACGGAAATACCCAGATGGTATGTACCAATTTAGCAGCACGTTTGTCTTATGGCGCGAGTTCTCCGACTGCGCAGTTCGTAGCATCGAGTTCACATGCAGCTATTGATTCTGATAGCGATATAGATATCACCGCTGGTAGACATGCTAGAGTTACTGGTGATTACAACGTATATCTAAACGCAAAAGGTGACGGTATTATATTTCAGCTTGCTAGCAATAGTGTTGGCTGTTTTACAGCAAATAGCTTCCGTTCTTATCCATCTGGTACTAACGCCACCATCGGTGTTTCTGGACAAAGATGGGCTGCGGTATATGCTAGCAAAGTATATAACTCTAGCGGAGAGCTGACCACGTCTGACCGCAATGCTAAAAACAGTATTGAGAACCTGCCGGATAAATATATTGACCTGTTCGATAGACTTAGACCTGTGCGTTTTAAGTTCAATGACGGAACGTCTGACCGATATCACGTCGGTTATATTGCTCAGGAAGTTGAAGAAGCGATGGCTGCTTCCGGTATCGATAGTAAGGAATTCGGAGGTTTTGCTCGCGAGGTTGACGAAGATGGCAATATATTATGCATGTTGAGATACGACGAATTCGATGGCGTTCGAGATCTCAAAATTAAACGGCTTGAGAACGATTTTCTCGCGGTCAAATCTGAAAATGAGGAACTGAAGGCTCGTATCGAGAAGCTCGAAAAGCTGTTAACTCAAAATACATAAAATAAGGAGCGAGAGCTATGGAAGAAAAGCTGGATATAGAGCACCGCGTGACAGTAGTGGAGGATCGTAGTAAATCCAACTCTAAGCGTCTTGATGACGTCGAAAGAAGACAGGATAACCTCGATGAATTGGTCAGTACCGTAAAGGTCCTGGCAGTTCGAGAAGAAAATGTTGAATCCGATGTCAAAGAAATTAAAACCGATGTTAAGTCATTGAAAGAGATTCCTGCCAATCGATGGAACAGCATAGTCGAGAAGATTATCTGTGTTATTGTTGGTGCAATCGTTGCTTATGCAATGACTAAAATTGGCTTGTAAAATAAAAATGGAGGTAATTACTTATGGCTAATATTGAAGGACATGGTAGACCTACCAAACGTACCGCCGCCGCTGTTGGTGATTTGTACGTCGATCTCGACACCGGTCATATGTACGAATGTATTTCTGCCGATGCGTATTCCCAGGTGCATGGCGACCTTATGGGTGGCTATATTTGGAAGTATGCACTTGACGTCGATCATGTTATTGCGGCAGATGATTCTACGGGTTCGGGCTCTGGTTCTGGATCCGACTCTAATCTGATCATCATTGATTGGTCTGACGAAGAGACTGCTTAAATAATAGAAGAGGGGCGGCCGCGTTGGCTTCCCCTTCTTTTATTTTTCGATTGAATGAAATTGCGGCTAGTAAATATAACACCACGACCAGAGTATATAACATGTTCGTTTAAAATACAACTCCTATTATGGACAAATAGCAAAGGAGTGAGTGATATGGCAAAAGTATATGACTTTCCATTAAAGAAACTTCCAGAGGAGATTGACGTACGCTTGGACGAAATCGCAAAGGATTATGTCATGGCATTATATGATGTAATGGATGATCTATGTGATGAGCTAGAGCCTGCGAATGATGAATATGAGGAGGTTTTTATGGTAGTACTGATGACTCTTGTAGAAAAACTTGACAAAGCTATTGAAGGATTTTGAGGAGGGGTTGTAATAACCTCTTCTTTTATTTTTTTGTCCGAACATAGTGAAGACAATTGACCGCGATAATTACTTTTCCCTTTATAGAAAGGAGACGAGAAGTATGATTACTAAGAAGGTTTATGTCACTGTTCTTAATCACGAAAAGTATGAGAAGGTTGTACAGGAACTAAATAAGCTTGGCGTTACTATACTTGAAAAAAGTTATAATGTAGCTTGTGATCGGTACGATATTCTTACTGAGATGAATGTTGAACAGTGTTGCACGATGCTTACTTTTGTAAACAAACTCGGCGGCATTCTATGGAAAGGGGAGTAACATCCCCTATTCTTTTTGTTTCGCTCCATTTACATACTCTATTATGGAGAGGAAGAGTTCTGCCTACTTAGCGGTAGGAGTAAGAATTGTGGTCGTGGCCAGAAATGGTCGAGTTCTGCCTACTTAGCAGTAGGAGTAAGAATTGTGGCGGCTTTCTCTTTTGTTTTTTTTTTGCTAGAACAATGGAGAGCTTGTATATTATATCAATATAGTTCGCATATAAAGCATGTTATATTATGAGAAAACTAAAGGAGGACGACGATATGTCAAAAGAAGACATTATCAAAGCTATCGAGTTGATCGACGAACAATTACAGAAAAATCACGAGGTTGGTGCTGTATATATTCCGACGACACGATTGCTTATGGATGTTCGAAAAATGTATGTTGACATGTTAAAGTACAAATACGGGGTTTTCTATACGTAAGTGTAAAAGGCTCTGTCAAAACGACAGGGTCTCTTTTTTTTGTTAGAGTAACGACTTACAACATCCATAGCCAATCCTATATCCCCAATGATGTTATAACTCGTGACCCTAACAAAGAAACCCTTGATATACAAGGGCTCTCTAAGTGTGCTATAGTTTTAAATCAATATGCAATTCAAGATCGTCCTCATCCTCTTTACGCCAGTTCAGACGTTTTGTTTTAGAATAGGTAATTTTTGCTATTATCGATTTCAAACTTTCATTCTTCTGTGGTATACTCATGTTGTCGTATTCATTTAAACATTCTTCAAGATTCGGTACTGCTTTCTTATATTTGATAAGGGTGCTATTATCGTCATCGTTTTCGAATTCTTCGAGCTGCGTCATCAGTTCGTTGAGTTCGGATTCGATATCGCCTTTTATCTCCACATAATCTTCATGCGGTATTGCATGCTCTTCCTGATTCTGTTTTCGTATTAGATTTTTACGTTCTTTCTTCAAACTTTCTATTTTATTTTTAATCTTGACGATACTCTTTTGTTTATTAGTTTGTTCCTTTACTATTTCTTTTTCATAGTTATTAATGTAATATTTAAAATTTGCTAGTTGAACTTTTAAATCATCCAATATAGCTCGTTCAATTCTTTGCAAACAAGCTCCTACCATATTGCAATGCTGATTACTACACACAAACATGTCGTTCAACGGCGGTGGATCTACATACGTCATTATCTGTTCGTCGAATTCGTCACTGTCGATTTCCAGAAAGAATTTTAGCTCATACCATTTCTCAGTAAATAAGTCGCTATAATGGTTATGGTCTGGACGAGTATCAAACCATGTTACCACGTTATGTTTCTTGATATTTAGGAACTCCGCTATTTGTTGATAACTAACGGCCTTCTTTTCCTTATGCTCTCGCAGAAAAGCGTTCAATTTTGCTTTATTTATCTCATATTTACGGCGTTTCTTACGTTCTTTGTCGCGTCTAGTATTTTTAACCCTAACCAGGGAGTGATTGCATTTCTTACAGAATACTAGACCTGCTATAGGGTTTTGTAACTCTCGATTAAGTCCTACTCTAGACGACGGATTCCCTTTTATTTTTTCTTGGGCTAGATCCCACGTCTCTTTCGATACAATCGGATCATGTCGTCCTCTAACGAGCATATAATCATCGGTACTAACCCGTATCTTTGTTATTTCTTCGTTTATCCATCTTTTTACGGTCGGTCGTTTACCCCATGCAGTCGAACCATAATATATTTCATTCTTCATAACATGTCGCACCATCGCATCGTCCCAGAGTTTGTTTTTGCGAGGCTTCATGTGATGCTTATTTAAATAACTCGCTACCTCGATCGCTGTTAAATCCTCATCTACAAACAATTTGTATATGGTTTCGACAATGGGAGCCTCGACTTTATTTTTAACAAGCATAAAACCTCGATCTAAAGCTTTTCTCTGATAACCAAACGGAGGCGTAGAGCCAACATATTTGCCTTCTCGAATTGATAAGTTCTTACCACGATCCATTATTTCTTTATGATATTCGAGATACTGGTTACCCTGCACTAATTGAGCTTCAAATAGCTGTCTATCAAACTTATTACTTAAATCATATGTCTTAGTTACCGTTACGACGAGCGTGTCAGTATATCTAAGAATGTCGACAACTCGTCCGCAGTCGGTCATTCCACCACGAGAAATACGCTGCGGTTCAACTACTAATAACCCGCGTATCGGTTCCTTTTCTAAACGCTGAAATACTTTCTTAATTTCAATACGCTCGTCTAAGGTCTCTCCAGAAACTACCTCTCGATAGATATTTGCTTCGGGTATCTTTTGCCCGAATGTCTGCTCGGCGTAATCCTGTAATATTTTCTCATGTCGTGCTAAAACCTCTTCAACAGTTTCATTTCTCTCAGCCCTTGATTTTCTTAAATAAATTATTATTTGATCTACGCATATCTGCGAAAGTTCGTGTTGCGTGATTATATGCATGGAAAAATATACCCCTTTTCTGTTTGTCAATTTTACATTATGCTTCAAATAGTGAAATTCTCATATTTTACTGAATACATACATATCTTTTATAGAGGTGATCGACATGAAAATTACTTATTCACGAAGAACCCCTACAAAGGAAGTTCTTCAACATGTTTATGACGTAATGAACAAAAATATTAAGAATCCCAAATGTTTCTATACGTCAGAGCAGGTAAAAGAGCTAAAGAAAGATAAGAATAATATCTGGCTATAAACGAGACTGTTCTTTAGCATGTAAGTATAACTTCATAATACTCTCGTACAATTCTTGTTTCTCATCCATCGGAACATTGTCATTTTCAAAAATTATTTTAGCGCGTTCTAACAAATCAACCGTTTCTATCTCATTCGATTCGAAACCCAATGTCTCAATAGAAACGCTAAAGAAATCGGCTAAAGCTTTGATCTGATGGATGTTGAAATTTCTTTTTCCGGTCTCCAGATTCGAGATTTGACCTCGAGATAAGGGTTTGCCGGAGATTTTATCGCCTAACACTTCCCCTAGTTCGTCTTGCGTAATCCCTCTTGATTTTCTCAACTGTTTGACACGCTCGCCTATTTCTCTAGTATTAATCGACTTTTGAATGCGCATCTTACCACAACCTTTCTTTTATTTTTTTTGACATAAAAATATTTTTAAGAAAAACATATCTTTTTTTGATGTTTTTCATTTTTATATTTTTACATAAAAATATTCAAATAGCAAACTTTTTGATTTTTAGTTATACAAAACACATACATATTTCACAAATTAGTTTTAATATAGTAGTGTGAAAAACAAAACATATGTTCTAATGCATAAATAAGGAGTGGGGATACTTGGAGGGCGTCGCAAAAGTAATCGATGAATTAGGTTTAATGATTCTTGCCAAAAACGTTGAACTCGAAACAAAGCAAGATGAGATTGATAGACTAAAAGAGAAGATAAACTTAATGGAGAGCTATTTAGAAGTATACGAAGAATTCTATAGTAAACTTTAGTCGATAGGATATCTGGTCATGCTGAACGGTTAAGGCAACATTGTTTGGCATTTTTTTTAAAGCGAATGCTTCAAATAGTGAATTTAGAAAGGGGTATGTTAACAAATGGCTACGGTAATACGTCCAGAGATATCGGAGAAGAACAAATACTACATAAGTAAACATAGACATTACGAGCTGAAGCATTTCTGCCTTCAATATCCGGAATGGAGACGCTCATATACAGAAGCGGATGGATTTGGACGAATTGCTTCTGAATCCGATACGAGATATTCTGATAGGACTGCTAAACACGGAACATTAAGAGCTAAGTACATAGATAGAATAAGACTTATAGAAGAAGCTGCGAGATTGGCTGATAATGATCTCTCGTCATATATTTTAAAAGGAGTAACCGAGGGTTATTCGTATACATATTTAAAAACTACAATGGGTATGCCGTGCGGTAGAGACATGTATTATGATCGATACAGACGATTCTTCTGGCTGCTTAGTCAATCGCGAGATTAACCGTCCCTATTATAGAAAGGGAGTGTTAGATATGAAATGGAAAAGCATATTGTCGCATGGATTAGTATTAGTTACCGGTTATGGAATCGGGAAGATCGTTGGAGGTTTGAAAGTCTGCAAATTTATGGCAGATGAATTCGAAAAGGAATTTCCTGGTTTTAAGAAAGGAGTAACTAAGGCTGCTAGCGACAAAGTTATCGATCGCATGTTTAATGAAACCGAGGAACGCGAAGGGGTGTAACAACCCCTTTTTGTTTTGTTCGCGTATTTTTCAGCGTCCTTTATGAAGTATAAATTATTTTAGGAGGTATAAAACTATGACACCTATTTATATGTACGGATTGGGCGGATACGAGGATCATTTCAGGATTATCGTACACTGGCGCATCGATGAGGATATGGACAATTACGAGGACGTATTTGATTTGTGCAAAAGCAAAGCTTCATATATGAGATATAAACATCCATCTGTGAAGGAAGTTTATGCAATATATCAGAAACCCGGATTGGCGCATGACTATCAGCGCACGGTTAAGAAGAATGACATAGAGCATTGTGTCGCCTTCCGAGACATGCTTAGAGCAAAGGGAATGGATTTCTAAAAGCAAGTTATACTCGAAAAGAGAAGAGCTCTTAAAACGGGCTCTTTTCGTTTTTCGGCAGAACTAAGAGACGGCAGTCGCGTATAATACAGCCCCCTTTATGAAGTAAATACATATATTTTGAGAGGAGAATAACTATGAAAAAGTTATGTGTACTTATGGGGTTGGCATTAGTGATTTGCGGATGGATTGGTCTGGCAATGCTTAACAATAATGAGGTTGTATCCGATGAGGATATCGCAATGAGTTATATCATCAACGAATACGGAGAGGATGACTACGAACTAGTCATGTACGAAGAGGAGGATGATGAATATATCAAGTTTGCGGTTTTCAAGGACGGGAAACCTTTCAGAACTTGTAGCATTTTAAGAGATTATTATCTAGTTCACGCGGATAGCTGAGGCTATCCCTTTTTATTTCTGAACATTAGTGAGGGGATCGGTCGCGTAAATTGCACGTTACTTTATAGAAATAATGAAAAAGGAGATGTACTATTATGGCACCTTGTGAAATGGGATATAGAGACAATTTTCAGGATAAGAAGATCAAACACAAGAATAAGACTCAATTCAACTTGGGTAGGATTCTTGAGACGATCGCAGACTACCTGTGGATGATCGCAATATTCCCAATCGCATTCGTCGTCAGAGTATTCAGATGGACTTATCATTACGACGACTAAGAGGCTTCGGCCTCTTTTTTATTTCTAAAATATCTAAGAAAATCGTCGCATAAATTACACGCTCCTTTATGGAAACAATTTACATTACAAAGGAGACTATACATATGAAGAAGTTTGAAAAGTATTTGAAGAAGTTTGTGCTGTATCTTTGCGAAACATACAAGAATAAGCTTTGCGCTTTGGCATTGCTTATCTGCGGATGGATTCCGTTAAAGATTAGCGGCGATGGAACTGCTTTGATGATTATTGGCTTTTTCGCAATTGGATTGTTCTTTGCGAGAACGGATTGGTTCTTAAAGAAAAATTGAGGAGACTTCGGTCTCTTCTTTTATTTTTTAAATCTAGATTAGATCTCGCGTAAATTACACATCCCTTTATGGAGTAAACAAGCATATAATCGAAAGGGGAAATAATTATGTTGAACTTTATTACTATTATCGCTGGAGTTATGATTGGAACGCTTTTGGCTGGCGTTGTGACATTCGTAGTAATGACATATACGCCGTTCTTTGGCTGGTACATGAAGAAAGTCGCGAAGATGAGTAAGGAGATCACTGAGGAACTCATGGAGGAGTATGATCTGTAAACTCAGAACGAGAGTCTAAGAAATTCTTAGGCTCTTTTTCTTTTATTTCTGAAGATATCTGAGGAAATTCTGAAGTTGTCTGAGGAAATCTAGGATAGAACTTTTAAACCTAGCTTAATAATATTCCGCACACAGACGACCATTTCAGGTGTTAAATTGATATCGTTCCGGAAAAATTCCCCGGGTTAGAAATTTCGAAAAACAAAATGAAAGGAGATAAATATGGGGTATGTAATAGTCTTCATTCTCGCATTATTACTCGGCACATTCGTAGGTATATTACTGACGCATTTAAAATCGTCTGGAATTATAAGAGTAACTGGAGCCGATGAAGACGGTATGTATTTGGGCCTAGTTGTTAGCAAGAGTCCTGCTGATTTCATGCGTCACAAGTACGTAACGTTTAAAGTCGACAACTCTTATTTCAATTCGCACAAATAACAAGTCCTATTACGGTAATATCAAATTATATTTTTGAAAGGAGAAATCTAAAATGATTAACGAACCTAAAAGACTGCTACGGGAGGAATTCCGAAAAGAGGTCGAGGAGCTTAGCAAGATTTCCGTTGGAACTGAAGAATACAAGGTTGCAGTTGACGGGGTCGCTAAGATTGCGGATCGAATTATCGAGATCGAAAAACTCGAAGTCGATGTTCGTGACAAGGAGGTAAATCGAGAAGTCGATGCTGACTTGAAGCGCGAGCAGATGGCTGAGGAGAAGAAAGATCGAATTATTCGAAATGCGATCACGGTCCTGACTACTGCGGCTGGATTCGGATTGACCATCTGGGGTTACTTGACTGAACTCAAGTACGACGAGAAGGGAGCTATGCCTAGAACGCTGTTAGGTAAGGAATTTGCGAAAGGATTGTTCCGCAGAAAGTAAGCTGATTTATCATTCTACCAAGGGGCTATGGAAACATAGTCTCTTGTTTTTGTCCGAACCTGATGAAGGTAACAGACGCGGAAATTGCACGTCCTATTATGGAATCAATTATTTAATTAAATGGTAAAGGAGGACGATTAATTGGTAATCTTAGGATTTGCACTAGTAATCGTTGGTTGCATCATTATTATGAAAGGTTCAAGCAACGGGGGGTCGTAATGACCCCTTTTTGTTTTCTATAAGAATTCAGTAATAATGTCCTAATCTTTTCTTTTCGGCGCGAAATTTACAGCCACCTTTATGAAAAGGAAGAGGTAAATTGAACGGAGAAAGGATTATATTATGACTACTAGTATGATGTTAATGTTTATGATTGCTATTAGCATAGGATTATCTATCGATGAGAAATTGCATGAAAACGACGGAGAGTCCGAGCAGTAATGTTCGACTCTTCATTTTTATTTTCTCCGGGAGGTGACTTATGAGGTATCATTACGAAAAACCTGCCATTTTTTCATCGATGTACGGAACTACATATAAATGTGAGCATCCCGTGTATGACAAATGCACACTTTTCGAAATAGCTGGGAGAGGGCTCGCTATAATTCAACAGAGATATGACCCGAATAGCAAGCGGACCTGGTGGAGTGAGATAGATCCTTGGCTTACCGATGAGATATATCTGCATTCTAAATTTAAACAATTGTTCGATGAACGAGCTGACGAGCCTATGGATGGTTTATACCCAACTGCTAGCATACGACAGGTCATGTGGGCGCTTAAAATGAAACCTATTCCAAAAGAGCGATGGGAAACATGTTTCGATAGACGTCTTATCTAGTCGCGTAATTTGCATCCTCCTTTATGAAACCGAAACGGTTAATACATTATGAAAAGAGGAACGATTATGGGTAAAACTATGAGCGAACGTTATAACGAGAGTATGGACAATCTGATGAAGATGTTCGGCAAGATGTTTCTGGAATCCGATATGGATGAAGAAGCGATCAAGGCGTATGTCATTCTGAAGGATATGGTCACACTGTCGAAAGACATGGTTCGAGCTCAGGAGGAGACCATCGAGAATCAGAAGCATATTATTAAGATGCTGGAAGGGATCACAGAAAAAATTGGAGTATAAGAGGGGCTTCGGCCTCTTTTATTTTTCTGACATTGTGCAGCAATAGCAGTCGCAAATTTTACAACTTACTTTATGAAAGAATATTTTAAGGAGGTTTAAATTATGAAAACTTTTCTGAGCTTTGTGACAGGCGTGTTCGTCGGAGCAGTTGGCTATGCAGCGGCTACGATCACAATGCCGAGCCTGCGCGATGCGGCCGAAGTTCTCAGTTGGAAACTTACTAGATAATATCTTGGCGAAACGGAGTCTAAGAAATTCTTAGGCTCTTGTTTCTTGAACAAATGGATGGACGCGAAATTATCACAGGCTATTATGAAAAGGAGGTAAATAATTATGATTTTATTCACATTATTGCTGCTCACATCGATTATTTTGGCAACGGTCACGGTGATCACGCTTGTAAGCGTTGGCGCTGGATTCATTGTCATCTTTGGCGATGTGATTGTATTCTGTGCGATCATTGTCTTTATTATGAAAGCCTTTATCAAGAAAAGAAAACAGAAGAAGAACTGAGCCCTTCGGGGCTCTTTCTCTTTCATTTTTCTCTTCGAATTCGCGAAAAAATCAAGTTCTATTATGGAAACGGTGAGCTCGATTGGTAGAGCATTACACTTAACCGTGTAAAGGCTGCAGGTTCGAATCCTGCACTGTTTCTTTTTAGCTTTTACTAACCCGAAAGGTGAGGAGAAAAATGGAGAAATTAGCACATCAAGCAATATTATTTTTGAAGCGCAATTCGTCAACGGTCTTAACTTGCGTAGGAGCAGCTGGGGTAATTGCAACTTCCGTACTGGCAGTAAAAGCTACACCAAAGGCACGTATGCTTATCGATGAGGCTGAAGATGTAAAGGGCGAGCCTCTTACAAAATTAGAGACAGTTAAAGTGGCTGGACCTGCGTATATCCCGACTGTGATTACGGGTACAGCTACTATCGCTTGTATTTTTGGAGCGAATATACTGAACAAACGAAGTCAAGCAGCCTTAACTAGCGCATATGCATTACTCGACAATTCTTATAAAGAGTATAAAAAGAAAGTCGAAGAATTATATGGCGAAGAGGCTAGCGCTAAGGTTCGAGAAGAAATAGCTAAGGATGCGTTTGAAGAACATCCGATTAAAGCGTCTAACGATAAGCAGCTATTCTATGACATGTATTCGGACAGATATTTCGAGTCTACAATGCAGAAAGTTCTGGAAGCACAGTATAGTTTGAATCGATCTTTCACAACTAAAGACTACGCATATTTGAATGAGTTCTATGATTATCTAGAGATAGATACGATTCCTTCAGGCTATAAACTAGGATGGTCTACAGCTCAATGTTTAGAGATGTACTGGCAGTCTTGGATCGATTTCAACAACGAATTAATCACGATCGATTCTGACGACCCTGAGTACGAAGGACTTGAATGTTGTGTAATTAGCATAATGACAGATCCGATAGTTGGATTTGAAGATTATTAAATCGCGATAAAAGCAAACCGTTTAATGAAAGGAGGAATGTTTAGTGAAAACCTTTAAGAAACCCGATGCTGCGTTGATCTGGACCGTAATTGCAGGTGTGACGTCTGTTCTTGGATTTATTGCAAATCATAAGAAAGAGGCTAGCGCTAGCAGTGCACAGGAAGATCGAATCGTAGAGAAGGCTGCTGAAAAAGTTTTACAGAAACTATCCGAAAACTAAAAAAGGGTCCTACGGGACCTTTTAATTTTTGAAAGGAGTATAAGTAAACAATGGGCAAATTCAATGTAATGGCGTTCGCTAAAGGTTTGCGTTCGTCCGTATCAAAACACAGTCCTGAAATTCTCACAGGTCTTGGTATCGCCGGCATGGTCGGTACGGTAGTAATGGCAGTCAGAGCAACGCCGAGAGCTATGGAGCTTATCGATGAAAAGTGTCTAGAAGATGGGGTGGATAAACTTACTCCCGTAGAAACTGTTAAAGCAGCTTGGAGACCGTATGTTCCTGCTACGATTACTGGCGCAATGTCTGTCGCATGTCTAATCGGCGCGAGTTCGGTTAATGCGAAGCGTAATGCCGCTCTAGCAGCAGCTTATACTATTTCCGATACCGCTCTAAGAGAGTATCGCGATAAGGTCATTGAGACTGTTGGCGAGAAGAAAGAGAAAACTATTCGCGATGAAGTCGCAAAGGATCGTCTTGAAAAAAGTCAGTCTAATCCTAGCACGGTTATCGTGACTGGTGCCGGTTCTACCGTATGCTATGACGTTATCACAAGACAGCGTTTTACGTCGAATATCGATAAGATTCGTAAGATCGAGAACGAACTTAACAAACGTATGCTGTCTGGGGAGGACTATATTTCTCTGAATGAGTTCTATTATGAGCTTGGTCTAGATAGTGTAGCCATCGGTGACGAATTAGGCTGGAATGTTAGCTCAGGTCTTATCGATCTCGAATTTAGCGCTCAGTTAGATGCCGACGGTACTCCTTGTATCGTAATCGACTACAGAGTAGCGCCTGTTAGGGGTTATTCGACCTACGCATAATTCGCGAAAATTGCAAGTTATTTAATGGAAGAATAATAAATAAATTTTTATAACCGAAAGGAGAAAACAATTATGTACGAAAACGAAATCAAGAACGAACTCATGGAGAACGAAGAGGTTCTGGTTATGACCGAATCTACTGAAGTCGAAGAGAAGGAGTCTGGTATTGGCACTTTGGCCGCTATGGCTATCGGAGCCGGCGTTACCGCAGCAGGTATTGCTGTAGTGAAGCTGGGTAAGAAGGGCATTAAGTGGCTGAAGGCTAAGAAGGACGCTTCCAAGGCTAAGGTCGATAAGGATGCCGATGCCGAAAACGCTCCCGCTGAGAACGTTGAGGAAGCTGAGGAAAATTGACAACCTGGAAGGTAAGAATTAAAAGTTCTTACGAGAGGGGAGTACCTTAATAAAACGAGGTACTTTCCTCTTTATTTTTTTGAAAGGAGAGCGCATGAACAATCCTGGATATCGAGCGTGGACTTATGACGGTCCGGTTTTGGAATATGGCAAAGTCATCTGCAATCGTTGGCGAGCCTCGACATATGCAGTCTCTGAGAAAAAAGCGAGAAGTAATCTAACATTTCAATATAAAAAGGAATTTAATAAGGCGCCAAACCGGAATATCACGCTTCCGGGTAAGGTTGTTCTGTTTGATCGATAGGAGGAATAAATATGGACGAATATATGCCCAATTCCCATAAGTTCAAGGAGGAGCAGAAAGTTGCTTCTACTGAAAAGAAAAAAGTAGAAAAAGTAGTTACTGGTGTTGCAAAGGTTAAAAAGAAGAGCGAGGTCAGTAAGCTTAAGGATATCTTCATTTCTGAAGACGCTTCGAATGTGAAGAGTTATATCGTCATGGATGTCCTGGTTCCGGCTATTAAGAAGGCTGTCGCAGATATCGTTACGAACGGCATTGACATGATTCTGTACGGAGAGACCGGACATTCGAAACGAGGCTCTAGTTCTTCCAAGATATCGTATCGAAGCTACTATGATCGCAAAGACGATGATAGACGCTATGATCGTGATCGCGGTCGAGTTAAGCAAGGCTATGATTATGATGATGTCATTATCGAAACTCGTGGCGAGGCAGAAGCTGTAATTTCTCGAATGGATGAAATTGTCGACATGTATGGTCGAGTAAGCGTTGCAGATTTGTATGATCTTGTTGGTATCACTGGTAATTATACCGATAACAACTATGGATGGACAAATCTTGCTAGCGCCGAACCTATCCGTGTACGAGATGGTTACGTCATCAAGCTGCCTAAGGCTATGCCGATTAAATAAGGAGGAAGAATCCTGTGTTTGGAAAGTTTAGAAAGGGGATCAATCGCACTATGGATGAACCGGTAAAGGTTTGTAAAGAATTTCTGGTTAATGGACAGAATCGTTTGATTCTCGGTCTGATGCTCGTCGGACTTGGCAGCGGCTTAGTAGCATCTGGCTATCTGCGGGCATCTTGTTAAGGAGGCCGCATGAAAACTTATCGAGTGACCATTATCGAAACTCTGGAAAAAGTGACCGAGATCACTGCTAATAACCCTGACGAGGCGAGAACGATCACTGAAAGTCGATGGAAAAATGGCTATCATACTCTGACGGCGGATAATTTCAGTGGTGTGAGTTTCGATGTTGAAGAAATTGAAAAAGAAGGAGAATGATTGACTATGAAAAAGACTGAACTTTTAAACAGCGTAACTAGATCTTTTCATAAGGTTGGCTTCCAGTTAAAGAAGCACAGCCCTGAAATTCTGGTTGTCGCTGGTGTAATTGGTACTGTAGCGAGTGCTGTTATGGCATGTAAGGCTACTACTAAAGTGAGCGCTATTGTTGAGGAAACTAAGAGCGACCTGGAGCAGATTCACGAAGGCGTTGAGAAGCAGAAGAAACTTCCCGACGGTGAGGTCTATACTCAGGAGATTGCAAACAAAGATATGGCGATCGTCTATACTCAGACTGGACTGAAGCTTGTAAAGCTTTACGGACCGTCTGTTGCTTTGGGTGCTCTGTCTATTACTGGTATTCTGTTTTCGCATCGTATTCTGCGTAAGCGTAATATCGCACTTGCGGCAGCTTACACGACTATCGATCGTACCTTTAAGGATTATAGAGGTCGTGTGATTGAACGTTTTGGTAAAGAACTTGACCGCGAGCTGAGATATAACATCAAGGCTAAGGAAGTCGAAGAAACGGTTGTGGATGAAAACGGTAATGAAACCGTGGTGACTAAAACGATCCAGACTGCCGAGATCCATCCGCATAGTGATTATGCTAAGTTCTTTGATGAGTTCTGCACTGGTTGGCAGAGAAATGCCGAACTGAACCTGTATTTCCTGAAATCCCAGCAGAATTACGCTAACGAGCTGCTTAAGTCTCGTGGCTATGTGTTCCTGAACGAGGTCTATGAAATGCTTGGCATTCCTAAGACTAAAGCTGGTCAGTCTGTAGGTTGGGTCTACGACGAAAAGTGTCCGATGGGCGATAATTACATTGATTTCGGTATGTACGAGATCACTAACGCAAATGCTCGCGATTTCGTGAACGGTCGTGAGAAGTCTATTCTGTTGGACTTTAACGTAGACGGTAACATCCTGGATTCTTTCTGGATGAAAACTCTGGACAATCCGGGCAGCGGTAACTGGAGACAGGATGTTCTAGACTATCCTAAGAGCTACGCAATTTAAAAGGGGGAATACCAATGACCGGTAGGGATTTAATCATGTACATTATGCAAAACCGCCTAGAGGATGAGTTAATTTTCAAGGACGGTGTATTCACTGGATTCATTGGTGAAGAAGAGGTCGCCGTTAGATATGGAGTCGGAGTTGCTACCGTTCGTGCTTGGTACGAATGTGGAATGATCAAAGGCTTCAAAATCGGCGATTCACTGTTTTTCCTAAAATACTAGAAATGAGGCAATGGCGATGAATACTAAAACAAATACTGTATCTTACACGTTAGCTGCGATAGCGGGAATAACACTAGCATGTGGTCTCGCTATCTTGTCCAGCGAAGCGAGAGTTTAGCATGGAGAGACTAGAAGAGGTTATGGAACTACTCGATGTTACATTAGATACGAAGAAGAAACGACATATTGTGGGAGGTGTTCTAGTAAGCATTTCCCTTTTATTCGGCGGGTTAGCATTCACCGTCATTACATTGAAAACGGAGGACAAACGATGAACAGCAAAGTGGTTAACGCACTCATGTTCACTGCCGGAGCTGCAATAGGCTCTGTAGTGACTTGGAAGCTTGTTAAGACAAAATATGAGCAAATTGCTCGGGAGGAAATCGCTTCTGTCAAGGAGGCTTTTTCGTTCCGTAAATTCGAGCCTAAAACATTTGAGCCCGAGGTGTTCGAGCCTAAAAAGTTCGAGCTTGAAACCGAAGAAGAGGAACCTGACCCCCGTGAGGTTGAGCGGGAGGAGTATAAAGGTCTTCTTGAGACTTACGGTTACACCGATACTGAAGATGAAGACGACGGGAAAGGAGGATCCTATGCGGTCGTAGCCCCTTACGTCATTACTCCCGATGAATTCGGAGGCGAGTATGAGTATGATGCTATTAGTCTCAATTACTACAAGGATAAAATCTTAGCAGATGATTGGGGCAATATTATCGAAGACGTTGAGGGTGAGGTTGGTACGGAATCTCTAAATCATTTTGGAGATCACCAGCCTGAGACTGTATTTGTCAGAAATGACAGGCTGAAAATCGATTACGAGATTGTATGCGATGAGAGAAGCTATTCGGATGTGCACGGCATACCCCAGCATCTCGAAGATGAGTAATGACTCTCAGAGATAGAATTCACAATGAATATTTCGAGTGGATGTATGACTTGGTGTGCAGAAACAGATACTCTAAAAAGATTTCTTATAGAAAACTCTTAATGTATCTACACGACACTGAGTTTGTGTATTCAATTTCCAATGATGCAAACAGAGCAGAGGACGGTATAGATTTACGTTATCGGTTTGCCGCAAGCGTGAACTGCGATGATATCTATGAGTATATCGACGGTCCTTGTAGCGTTTTGGAAATGATGATCGCTCTGGCTATTCGTTGTGAAGAAGATATCATGGATAATCCGAATATAGGAGATAGAACTGGCCAATGGTTCTGGGGTATGATCGTTAGCCTTGGCCTTGGTTCTATGCTCGATAGCGCATTTGATAAACCTTACGTTGAGGAGACGGTAACACGGTTTCTCGATAGAGGTTACGAATCGAACGGTAAAGGTGGCTTATTCACATGCAAACACTGCAATCGTGATTTGAGATATACCGAAATCTGGTATCAGATGTGCTACTATTTGAACGAGATTCTATGATTCGATAAGAAAGGAGAACAAATGAGATGATCGATTTCCTCTCGATTTCTACACGTAGTAAGAAATCAGGCGTTGTGGAAGTCTATCCGAAATTTATCATTAAGAAAAGCTCCGATCTTATGATTAGAGGTAGTGACTTTTATGCTGTTTGGCTGGAGGATCGTGGGTTATGGTCGACTGAAGAAGACGATCTGATTCAGCTCGTTGACCGTGAGTTGGACAACTATGTTGAAAAGATTAAAGCTACGTCCGAAGGTTCCGTAGGCTCTCTTCATGTCATGTACATGCGAGACGCAGACTCCGGTTCGATCGACGCGTGGCATAAGTATTGTCAGAAACAGTCGAGAGATAACTTCCACATGCTTGATGAGAAGTTGATATTCTCAAATACGCCGACCAATAAGAAGGATTATGCCAGTAAGAGGCTCGAATATCCTCTCGAAGCTGGTGAAATCACTGGCTACGAAAAGTTGATGTCGACTTTATATGACGAGAAGGAACGGCATAAGCTTGAGTGGGCAATCGGTTCGATTGTAACCGGAGATTCGAAGACTTTGCAGAAATTTATGGTTTTGTATGGTGCGGCTGGTACTGGTAAGTCAACTGTACTTAACATCGTTGAGCGCCTGTTTGAAGGATATTTCTCAGTCTTCGATGCGAAAGCCCTCGGTTCATCCAGCAACGCATTTGCATTGGAAGCTTTCAAGAATAATCCGCTTGTTGCAATTCAGCACGACGGTGACTTGTCGAAGATTGAGGATAATACCAGGCTTAACAGTCTTGTTTCTCATGAGTTAATGACGATTAACGAGAAATTTAAGTCGACTTATTCTAACAGCTTTAAAGCTTTTCTATTCATGGGCACTAACAAGCCGGTCCGTATCACGGATGCCAAGTCTGGTCTAATTCGAAGACTGATTGATGTGACTCCGTCCGGTAATAAGTTGAGTCTTAAAGAATATCGAGCTGCTGTTAAACGAGTCGACTTTGAGCTCGGAGCAATTGCGCATCATTGTCAAGAAGTATATTTGAGCGACCCGAACGCGTATGACGATTATATTCCTATGGATATGATGGGAGCCACCAACGACTTCTATAACTATGTTTCTGAAATGTACTTCACATTCAAACAGGAAGATGGTGTTACGCTCAAGTCTGCTTGGGAAGCTTATAAGACGTATTGCGATGATGCGAAAGTACCCTACCCGTTTTCACAAAGAAACTTTAAAGAGGAGCTTAAAAACTATTTCCGGGACTATATGGAGCGCGGCACATTAGACGATGGAACTCGAGTGCGTAGCTACTATAGTGGATTTAAAACTGATAAATTTGACGGCCAAGATGATGATGTCGATGTAAAACCGGTCGTGAGTAATCGACATTTGATCCAGTTTGAATCTCAACCGTCGGTATTTGACGCAGAATGTGCTAATTATCCTGCTCAATATGCGAGTTCGAATGAGACTCCGCAGAAGGCGTGGGATAATGTGACTAAGACATTGCGGGATTTGAATACTTCGAAACTGCATTATGTCAAAGTTCCGGAAAATCATATTGTTATCGACTTTGATATCAAAGGACCCGATGGGAGTAAATCCTTTGAGAAGAATGTCGAAGAGGCGAGTAAGTGGCCTCCTACATACGCAGAATTAAGTAAGAGTGGAGCCGGCGTCCATCTTCATTATATTTATAGTGGGGATGTGACAAAACTTAGTCGCATATATGATGAAAATATCGAGGTTAAAGTTTTCACAGGCAAGAGTTCGCTTCGCAGAAAGTTAACGAAGTGTAATGACCTTGCTATTGCAACTATTAACGCTGGTCTACCGCTAAAGGGGGAGGATAAGGTGGTTGATTGGACCGGAGTAAAGAGTGAAAAGATTCTGCGGACGATGATCAAGCGGAATCTGAATAAAGAGTATCATGGAGCGACTACTCCGAGTATTCATTTCATTAATAAGATCTTGGATGATGCATATAACAGCGGATTGAACTATGACGTTAGCGATATGCGAAATGCTGTGCTGAATTTTGCTGCTAATAGTACCAATCAGTCTGATGCATGTATCAAGATGGTTAATCAGATGAAGTTTAAGTCGGAAGAGATTGCTGAAATTGCTCCGACTGTTGATGAGGATGGTAGTGAGCCTCCGATCGTGTTTTACGATGTGGAGGTCATGCCCAACTTATTTATTGTTTGTTGGAAGGTTCGAGGTGAGGACAAGCCGGTTGTTAAAATGATTAACCCGAAGCCTCATGAGATTGAAGGTTTGTTGAAACATCGGCTAATCGGTTTTAACTGCCGAAAGTACGATAACCATATACTGTATGCACGGTTAATGGGTTATACAAACGAACAGCTGTTCGATCTGTCGAATCGGATCATCAATAGCAAGAAGGGTGAAAACCGAGGCTGTTATTTCGGTCCTGCTTATAACTTGTCTTATACGGACGTATACGACTTTGCAGCAAAGAAGCAGAGCCTTAAGAAGTGGGAAATCGAACTGTCTATCCATCACCAAGAACTTGGTCTGCCCTGGGATAAACCGGTTCCCGAAGAATTGTGGGAAAAGGTAGCCGATTATTGTTGCAATGACGTTGTCGCAACCGAAGCAGTATTTGAGCATCTGGCAGGCGACTGGATTGCTAGACAGATTCTGGCCGAGTTGTCTGGTGGCTCCGTTAACGATACTACCAATACTCTTACTACTAAGATCATTTTCGGCAATGAGCGAAAGCCCAAGCTGGTCTATACTGACTTGGCTACCGGTGAACAGTTTTATGATGAAGCTAGTCCTTCGGTAAAAACGCCTAACAATTCTTTCCATGGATATTCGTTCGAGTATTCTGATAAGGATAAAAAGTACCACAACATGTATCGCGGTACGGATATCGGTTTCGGAGGATACATTATAAGCTATCCCGGAATATATGGAAATGTCGCGTTGTTAGATATTGCATCGCTGCATCCCAACTCTATCCGAGCGATGAATTGTTTCGGAGAGTATACGAAAAACTTCACGGATATTATCGACGCACGAGTGGCTATCAAGCATAAGGATCTCGATGCTGCTCGACATATGCTGGACGGCAGACTCGCTCCTTATCTGGACGATGAATCTAAGGCAAAGGATCTGGCACAGGCGCTTAAAATTGCAATCAACTCTGTGTATGGCTTAACGGCTGCCAGCTTCGACAATCCGTTTAGAGATAAGCGGAATAAAAACAATATCGTTGCCCTACGCGGAGCCTTGTTCATGAGAACGCTTCAGGACGAAATCGAAAGTCGTGGTTTCCAGATCGTAGCTATCAAAACCGACTCTATCAAGATTGCCGACGCAACGAAAGAGATTATCGAATTCTGCATGGACTTTGCAAAGCAGTATAACTACACGTTTGAGCATGAGGCCACGTATGATCGCATTTGTCAGGTGAACGATGCCGACTATGTTGCCAGAATTAAAGAGCCGGAATGGTGTATCACTCACTATGGTTATGCTCCTGGTGAGAATGCTAAACATGGTGGAGAGTGGACTGTTACCGGCGCTCGATTTGCAGTGCCGTACGTGTTTAAGAAACTGTTTACCCATGAGGATATCGAATTCGGAGATCTTTGCGAGACCAAGGAAGTTAAAACGGCTTTATATTTGGATATGAACGAGAGCCTTCCCGAAGATGAGCATGACTATCATTTTGTCGGAAAGGTCGGTTTGTTCTGCCCGATTAAGTCTGGATGCGGCGGAGGCCTACTGCTTCGAGAAGCTAAGGATGGCGACGGGAATATTAAGTACGATTCTGCTACTGGCGCAAAGGGTTATCGTTGGCTTGAAGCAGAGATGGTCAATGAGCTCGGTAAGGAAGCCGATATTGATCGGTCTTACTATGATTCTCTAGTCGATGATGCTATTTATGGTAGCGGAACTGGCAAACAGAGAAAGCCTGGTATTGCAGATTTCGGAGACTACGAATGGTTCGTTTCCGACGATCATTATATCGGACCTCAGTATGACGCTAACGGCAGACCCGTTTATTATCCGTTTGAAGCAAATTACCACGATCAAGTATCTGACGATTCTCCTCCCTGGGATGAGGATGACGGGTCGTTTGATAGAAGATAAGTTTTTATATTTCTGAAAGGAGAAAAACATGTTTCACACTAAGGTATTGAATGACATCAAGCTGATCCCTGATGTCGAACATCCTGGTCGGACCTACTTCGAGGTTCCCGACGGTTATCGTTTCATTTTCGAGAACGGTAAGTATGTAGGTCGCTATGACCCTAATCTGGAAACTGTAATTTGATGAGTTTTATATTTTAACAAAAAAGGAGACTACTATCATGGCTTATAGAAGAGTTGACAATCTGATGATCGAGAACGCCCGCATTATGTGGCCTAACTTTGCTGGCGAGGAAAAGCAGTACAATCGTAAGGGCGATCGTAACTTCTGTGTCGTTATTGACGATCCCGACGAAGCACAGCGTCTGTCTGAAGATGGCTGGAATGTAAAGATCCTGGCTCCTCGCGATGAAGACGAGATGCCTCTGCATTATATTCAGGTTACTGTTCGCTTCGACAACTTCCCGCCTAAGGTGTGGATGATTACCGGTCGCAAGAAGAACCTGCTGGATGAGGACTCTGTCGGTTGTCTGGACTATGCTGAGATCCAGAATGCCGACGTTATCATTAGCGGTTCTTGCTGGGAGGTTAATGGTAAGACCGGTATTAAGGCTTATCTGAAGACTGCTTACGTTGTCATCGAGCAGGACGATTTCGCTAGCAAGTATAACTGGGAAGAAGACGAGATCTCTGCGTTTTGATGAGCTCCACGGCATGCTCGAGACGTTAGAACATTGCTATTCCGGTCTACTTTCTGAGGATTAGACGCGAGATAAACAGTCCCTTTTATGAAGGGAGATGTCGGAAGATGGCTAACGAAAACGTTGTAAGAGAACTAGGAAGTATTGCGGTGATTATCGCATACTTCATATTCATCTACAAGATTCTTAAGTGAATCTGATGACTTTAACTTATAAGGGGAGATCTGGTAAATAACTGGGTCTCCTCTTTATTCTGGGCCTTTAGCTCAGCTGGTCAGAGCCCCCGGCTCATAACCGGGTAGTCCAGGGTTCGAACCCCTGAAGGCCCACCATTGCTAGGTTTTCTGGAGAGATAAAAAACGGGAATGTAACAAATCCAGTAAAATACAAAACGTTTCCTAGCTCAAAAATTATACCCACAGGGAGTGGATCAGCATGAACGAACAAGTAGAAAGAGAAATTAATATGTATGACGGTAAAGTCTTTGGTAAAGAGGTATCTAAATACGGTCTTGAGAATGGATATTTGGATTACCTTACGCTTTCTAAGATTGTTGGTGATTGCATTTTAAACAACAATATTGTCGAATTTGTAGGTTATGAGAATTGGGAACTCGTAAACGGAGATTATGAGAATGATAGTTATTTTGAAATCTTTCAGTATTTCATTATCTCATATGACGGTTACTCAATTCTTGAAACATTCACAGACGAGCTAGTGTATTATCACGAGGGACTCGACATGTTTGTATGGGGCATTACTCATTTCGGTACAGGCTGGGATTACGTACTTACCGATATCAAACTCAAGGAAATAAAGTAAGATGGCTAGACGACTAATTATTAGAACTCAATGTCCTATTTGTGGAAAGCAAGTTGAAGCTGTTCCAGACGGAGTTCTAAAACAGAATCCTGGTACGAGTAATGCTGAAATGGTGGTAACAAGAACTGGTTATAAGCAATATATTCACAGTTCTTGCTGGTATGGAATGATCGCGGAACAAAAACAGAAACGACCGACTCGTAAACTAAAGGAGGCCGAGTGATATGGATAAGTATGAACGCTGGTATCACAGACGTTTGCATAATTATTTCATGGAACATTATGAAGAAGCTGAAAATGCTGACGAAATAGAGTGGTTCAATGATCCGGCTCCTAATCAATGGTTATTCGATATTCCAAAATCAAATGTCCGAGTGGAGCTCAGTTGTGATAAAAAGGGCGTCGTTACTGAGGTAACATATCAATTAAAAGGGGATAGTTAAAATGGGTATAAAACATTGGTACAACATAGAACTGACACGAGAAGGTGCAGAGATATTAAAACGATATTTGGCTAGTCACTCAATCGATTATGAACCGAGTGAATGTGACAATCTTATACACATCGAATGTCTGATCGATGAATATGAGGCTGAGAATATCGAGGATTACTTATCTGCGAACTGGGCTCTATTTACTAGTTAAACACAAGATGTATTCGTAGGAGTGGCGGAATTGGAAGACGTGACAGATTTAGGTTCTGTTGCTTTATGGCGTGTGGGTTCAAGTCCCATCTCCTACACCAGAGTTCTAAGAGGATGGGTGTCACCGCTCTTTGTCAGAGTTGGTGGCATCTGTCCGTTTTAATCTCTATCATAAAGGAGGCAATTTTGATGGACGACATTAACATTTACGAATGTAAGGACGGACGGCTTAGAGTGTATATAAAAGCCGAAAAGAGAGTTATGTCATATCCAAAGTATTTAATGGAGAAAGCTATCGGACGAAAATTAATGGAGAACGAGCAGACACATCATCTTGATAAAGATCCACTAAATAACGATCCTAGTAATCTGGAGCTCACAGTACGCGGAGAACATCAAAGATTACATAACCCTCGTAAGTATTTTGATAAGCTAGTCTGCTGCGAATGGTGTGGGAAAGAATTCGTCTGGACAGCTCAGCAACAGTCGAATCATTACGGAAATCATACCAAAAACTCAGGACGTGAAGCCACTCTCGGAAAGCCATTTTGATCAAAATCATGTTCTGGAAAATTCGGCAAACATATTCAGCAAATAAACGCGGGATTGGCGAAATAGGCAGTACGCTACGGTCTTAAAAACCGTTGGAGATATCCGTGAGGGTTCGAATCCCTCATCCCGCACCAAATTTATATCTCAAGAAAGGAGGAGGTGTGAATGAGAAAAGAAAAACCGCCCTTCCTCTATCCATACCAAATGGACGCTGTGAAGAGAATGCGAAATGGCTGTATCTTATGCGGAGGCGTCGGGAGTGGCAAGAGCAGAACTGGTTTATATTACTATTTCAAAGAACAAGGCGGTAGTATAGATCCAGATTATATTCCTATGAAAAAACCAAAAGATCTATACATTATAACGACTGCCCGTAAGAGAGATACTTTGGAGTGGGAAGGCGAACTTGCTAATTTCATAATCTCAAAAAATCCGGAGGCAAGTTATTACAAAAACAAAGTAGTTGTCGACTCGTGGAATAACATTGGTAAGTACGTGGATGTGAAAGGCGCATTCTTCATTCTAGACGAGCAGAGGCTAGTCGGAAGCGGTGCCTGGGTCAAAGCGTTCTATAAAATCGCTGCGAAAAACGATTGGATTCTACTATCCGCTACTCCAGGAGATACATGGCAAGACTACAGACCGGTATTTATCGCAAACGGTTTCTATAAAAACAAAACCCATTTTAATAGGGATCATATTGTGTGGGACCATCGAGTTAAGAAATATCCGAAAATCGATAGGTATATAAACGAAGGTCGACTGATTAGACTGCGTAATCGTATTCTAGTTGATATGGATTTTAATCGACCGACTACTTCTCACCATGAAGACGTATATGTGCATTATGATATTCAGCTATACAAGGATACGACCCGAAATCGAGTCAACCCATTCGAGATGGAAGTCTGGGATGACGGATCTGAACATAATCCTCCCATTAAAAGTGCTAGCGAGTTGTGTTATATTTGGCGCAAAATTGTTAATTCTGCTGAATCTCGTCAAGTTGCATTATGTGAGCTATTTGAGAAGCATCCGAAGATGATCGTGTTTTACAATTTTGACTATGAACTTGATATTTTAAAGAGTATCTATTTCGGCGAAGATGTCGAGGTAGCAGAATGGAATGGACATAAGCATCAACCGGTCCCAACAAGCGATAGGTGGGTATATTTATGCCAATATACGAGTTCTTGTGAGGGTTGGAATTGCATAACGACCGATACCGTCGTCTTCTATTCTCAGAATTACTCTTATAAAGTTATGGAGCAAGCCTCTGGTCGAATTGATAGATTGAATACTCCTTTCCGAGACCTATATTATTATCACCTCAAAACGCGGGCTGGTATTGATTTGGCCATTAGTAAAGCTCTGAAAGAGAAGAAGAATTTCAACGAGGGTCGTTATGTGCAGCGAATGTCTAAAGGTTATGAGAGAAGAGCCGCATAATTAACAGCTCCTATTATAGAAAGGAGTTGATTTCTCATGAAAGAGAAACGAAATTTCAAACAAGAGTTTAAAGACTGGTGGAACGAAAACAAGAAAGTCATTAAGACTGGAGGTCTGTGTCTACTCATCGGGGCTTTTTACGGCTTTGTCAAAGGAGTTAGCAGTGGTACTGAACTTACTGGAAGACTGATTGACAGAATCCCGTATCAAAACAACGATAAGGACGAAGACTTCGTGTATGACGAAACAAATGTCGATGATCCAGAACTGCTCGAGTTGATTCGTCTCGAGAATGAGGAGAAGTAACAAATTTTCGAAGAGATCGCATGGTCTCTTCTTTTTATGAAATTCGCTTTCGCGAAGTTTTCAGACTCCTTTATAGAAGGGAGTTGAACAACTATGGATAAAAACGATAGACGAGGAAGATGTTCGCGGTGTGAATATTGCGTAATACTGTATATGCAAGACGACCCCTGGAAGCGGGTGATGGCAAAATGTATGTGTGGTCACGTTAGAGGCGTGATGATACATCAACGTTGCTCTCACCTTGATACAGTAACGGTCGAGGCAGCTAGAACTGAGGTACGCGATTTGTGCGAGCGTTTGCTTTCGCCTAAATGGTGTCCATTGGACAAAAACTAACAAAGGCAAGAAGAGATCGCATGGTCTCTTCACTTTCGCGAAGTTTTCACGTTGTATTATGAAGGGAGGTCTAGAATATGACTCGTAAACAAATCGACAGCATGAGAGAAGCGAGACTTTGGTTGGGACAGATTTTCGTTCCGGTGGCGTTAGGCACCATGACGATTATGTCTAATCCTGAACTGAAGGAAAAAGTTAAGAAAAAGGCGTCGACTGTTAAGAACGTATTGACAGGCCGATACAAAATTAAAGTTGTAAAAGACGAAGAATAAAAAGATTGAGGGGGATCTGGCGTAATAACCAGGTCTCCTAGTCTTTTGGTCTCTAACTTCACTTTCGCGAAATTTGCAAAACGTATTATGAGAGGGAAACCACCGCGTATCCCTCTTTTCTATTTCGAGGAACAACATTTATATTTTAGGAGGAACTATATATGACTCATTCGGTCTACTATGAAGAAGCCTTCACGCAGGCTACAGCAAGACGCCACGCAATCTGGAAACTGGTTAATGAGAACGAGCAACTCAGGACTGAGTTTCAGCAAACGTACCCATTTGTTTTCGACCGGGATAAGTTCACTCAGAATATCGAGAAATTTATTTCGGATAAAGGAATCACTATTATCGAAGAAACCCCGATCGTAGAGGTCACGAAAGAAGGAAACTATCGAGTCGATGTTTTATTCACAATTGATATTCCAGATGAGAATGACGATACGATGACGGTTTAAAAAGAAAGGAGTTAAAAATGAGAATTGAAAATTGGCAGGGTCATGAGATCCGTTTCGTCGAGGTTAGGGGCGAGTGGTATGCCATTCTTAAAGATATTTGCGACGCCCTGGATCTGAGAACTGATGGTGTAGTTCAGAGACTTGATCCAGACATGATGACGCGAGTGAAGATTGAAGTATCTGACCCCACTTCAACTGGGGATAGATCCAGAGGCGAAAACAAAACTCGCTGGATGATCGCCGTCAATGAGATCGGTGTCTATGAAGCCCTGTTCGCTAGCCGACGTCTGGAAGCTCGTCAGCTGAGACGATGGACTGCTACTGTTCTGCAGAAGTTGCGTACTCATGTTGGTCTGCAAGGTTATGAGGTAATGCGAATGACCGAGACCGAGGTGCAGGAAGACATCGACGCGTTCTTAGACGATCTCTTCTGGGATGAGGATAAGAAAATGCTTATGATGAGCGTCACTGTTGCCGGTGGCGATGTCGAGCAGGTTCCGTTCGAGGATCAGGATTTGTTTAAGGATTGAAAGGAGATAAAAGATGCGATTTTGTGAAAAGATAGGACCTAAAACTCATATCAGTCGATATGCTGTTTGTAAAGAGGCATGTGCTCAGTTAGATCTTAAGTACTCGGACGATAATATCGATTCCCTGTATCCGAAGATGATCATGAAAGAAGCCTTTTTAAACTATTACAATACTCTGCGTGATAACAACCAGCCTATCAGCCATGAGCTGCGAGCAATCGCCGAACGTTACGCACAGCAGGATGTTGAGTTTACAAAAATCGTCGAAAGAAGGATTAATGAAATGAAAAATAAACATCGCATGCCCCAGATCAAAAACGTCATCTTCAATGACCCCGCGACTATCGTGCTCTGGGAAGATGGCACCAAGACCGTAGTCAAGTGCGGTGACTATGATATTTACGATCCTGAAAAGGGTCTGGCCATGGCTATCGCCAAGAAGACTCTCGGTAATCAGGGTAGCTATTATGAAACCTTCAAGAAGTGGTTGCCTGAAGAAGGCGAATGGGATACCACTCAGCCGTTTATCGATGAAAAGTCTCGTCTTGACGTAGAAACTGCGTATAAGATGCTGGTCGAGGTAGCTAGAAATAAGAAAGCGACTAAAGCGGATCTTGCTATGGCGATTGGAGACGCCATTGGTTATCTTGGGGAGGTGCTGGCCGAATGAAAGGTAAACATGTGACAACTGCTGAAAGGAACACTCAGGGCATTATCTGGATCGCTATCGTCACTCTTCTGCTGTCTACTTTATGTTTCAACCGTGTCGTTATCAACTTGGAAAGCGAACTCGCAGCCCTTCAGGAAAGTTACAACGAACTGGTAGAAGAAGTGGAAGCTTTAAAAACTGATATTTCTGAACCTATCGTCAAAACCGTTTATCTTGGCCCGAGCCCCGAAGCTGTTATGGAACCGGAAGTCATTGAGGTAATCGAAGAAGAGTCTGTCGAGTTTCCTGAATTAGATGAGTCGTATGACGAAGCGGCAATTTATCTGGCAAAGACCGTTTGGGGAGAGGCTAGAGGATGCTCCACTACTGAGCAGAGTGGGGTTATTTGGTGTATTCTGAATCGAGTCGACAGCGACCTGTCCTATATGCCGAACGACATCATTAGCGTTATTACGCAGAAAGATGCGTTCCATGGATATAGTTCAAAACATCCAACAATCGATGACGAGGGTCAAGACCTGGTGGAGTTAAGCAAGGATGTCATTCAACGATGGCTTGCTGAAAAAGAAGGGATCGAAGACGTCGGACGTGTTTTGCCTGAGGAATATCTCTACTTCGCATCTGACGGCAAGGGTCATAATCGATTCCGAAGCGAATACAAAGGTACTGATTACTGGGATTGGTCGTTAGAAAGTCCTTACGAGGAGGTAGGTTAATATGATCGAGGCAGGTCAAAAAGTCAAATTCAAACCTTTCGAAGATATGGGTATGAGATTTCCGAGGATGTTCGATGAGGATACGAGCGGAATTGTCGTATATGTTCACAAAAAACATGGATGGTTTATGGTTGAGTACGGCAATTGTCATAATCGGATCAGCTTTAAGTTCAGCGATATCGGTAACAACGTACATATTGTAAATGACGAGGAGTAATGCATATTATGAACTTCCATGTTATAGCCGTCGATTTCGACGATACGCTTAGTCTCGACGCTAAATGGCCTGATTGCGGTAAGCCAAATGAACCGCTGATTCGACATCTAATAAATCAGCAAAGACGTGGCAGCAAACTAATTCTCTGGACGTGCCGTTGCGGAGAAGATCTTGATGCTGCTATCGCTTGGTGCAAGGAGCATGGTCTTAATTTCGACGCCGTGAATGACAATATCCCGGAGGCTATTGAACTATTCAAGGATAATAGTCGGAAAGTATTTGCTCACGTCTATATCGATGATAAGAACTCATACATGAGGTGGTAAAAACATTTTAAAATTTCTTTTTAAGGGCTGCTGTAGGAGGGCGGCCCTTTTATAATTTGAAAGGAGAAAAAATATGGAATTCATGAAGGTTAAGGAAAGACTGGCAGCCAACTTCGCAAACGTGCTGGGCGATAAGTATCTGCTCGAGGTTGAGTTGGATAAGGACGAGCTGTGGAACGTCTATCTCGATAGCTTCCCCGAGGGCACCAACCCTATCTATCGTACTCGTCGAGAATACGACTGTAGCTGCTGCCGACACTTCATCAAGAATATTGGCGGCACCGTGTTTATCGATGAGAATCTTGAAGTTCACACTATCTTTGAGTTTGATACCGATAGCGCTGTGTTCCAGCCTGTAATGGATGCTCTAGATACTTTCGTCAAGAGCAAGCCCATTGCAGATCTGTATCTGAGCAATGATCGTACTGTTGGTACTGATAAGTCTCGCGAACTCAGCCCTGGTGGTTCCGTCATTGTATGGGATCATTTCTTCCTGAGACTGCCCGATCAGTGCATTACTCGTGGCGATTATCGAGACAGTATCGGCACTCTGAAGGGTCGTTTCCGCGATCGTCGAAATGTCTTCAAGCGGTCTCTGGATGAGATCAGCATGGATGCTATCGACACTGTCCTGGAACTGATCGCCTCTAACACTCTGTACAAGGGTGAAGAGTGGAAAAATAACCTCAATATCCTCAAGGAACATAAGACCGCATATGAGAATCTTTCTGACGAAAAGAAAGAACTGTATACCTGGTATCACGCTACTACGATCGGCGATGTCCTGGGTAAGATCCGCAACCATTCCATCGGCGTCCTGCTGACTGATATTTCTGAAGGCATGGAGCTGGATGCTGCGGTGAGACGTTATGAAAAGATCGTCGCCCCCTCTAACTACAAGCGCCCCAAAGCTATCTTCACTAAGCGTATGCTGGAGGATGCGAAGAAGACCATTACCGAACTTGGTTATATGGATTCTCTGCAGCGCAGATACGCCACTCTGGATGATATCACCGTAAATAATATTCTGTTCTCCAATCGCGATGCGGCTAAGCGTATTGCTGGCGATGTATTCGATGACATGATGGCCGACATCCCAGTAAAGCAGTTCTCCAAAATCGAAGAAGTCAGCGTAGATAAGTTCGTGTCTGATATTCTCCCCACTGCTAAGGAAATCGAAGTTCTGCTGGAAAATAAGCATGCTCAGAACATGGTTTCTCTGATTGCTCCCGTTAATAAAGACGCTAAGACCATGTTCAAGTGGGACAACGGTTTCAGCTGGGCATATTCCGGTAACATCACCGATAGCGACATGCGTGAACGTGTTAAGAATGCCGGTGGTAACGTCGATGGCGTCCTGCGTTTCAGCATTCAGTGGAATGACATCGAAGGCGCAGTGCATGACGGAAATGACCTGGATGCGCACTGTATTACTCCCTGTGGTCGGGCTGACCATATTTTCTTTGGTCATAAGCATTCCATTAGTACCGGCGGTTTCCTGGACGTCGATATCATTAATCCTATTCCTGGCAAGCCTGCGGTTGAGAATATCGCATGGTCTACTAAGAACCACATGATTCCCGGAGAATATGCGTTCTTCGTGAATTGTTATAGCAATCGAGGTGGACGAAACGGTTTCCGAGCCGAGATTGAGTTCGACGGCAAGATTTATAGCTATGACTATAAGAATACTCTGCGCACTGGAGAAAACGTTGTCGTCGCAACCGTCATTCTGGATAAGAACGGCAACTTCGCCATTAAGGAAAAGCTGAAGTCTACTCAGGCTTCTCGTGAGGTCTGGGGTCTGAAGACTAATACCTTCATTCCTGCTACGGTTGTTATGTATTCGCCTAACTACTGGGATGATCAGCAGGGTATCGGTCATAGACATTATTTCTTCATGCTCAAGGACTGTGTAAACCCCGAGAATCCCAATTCCTTCTACAACGAGTTCCTGAAGCATGACCTGGAGAAGCATAAGCGAGTATTCGAAGCTCTGGGTAGCAAGCTGGCTGTTAAATCTGCTGATGATCAGCTCTCTGGTCTCGGCTTCAGCGCAACCAAGCGTAACGATCTGACCGTCAAGGTAAAGGGCGCTACTGAACGCGTCATTAAGATTAAGTTCTAAAAATCCTCATTAGCATTCGGACTATTCTCATCATTATTCAAATAGAAAAGGAGAAAAAACTATGAACATTCGTGTTGAAAACATTTTTGAGATGGCTACCCGCAATAAGTATCGTTTCCCCTACAAGGGCATGATCTCCGTGGAAGACCTGTGGGATCTGAACCAGACTCAGCTGGACAGCATCTACAAGGCTCTGAATAAGGAAGTTAAGGCAAACCAGGAAGATTCTCTGATGTTCTCTCAGACTCAGACCGATCTGGATCTGCAGGCTAAGATCGACATCGTGAGACATATTTACACTACTAAGGAGCAGGATGCTGCACGCCGTTCCGCTGCTGCTGAGAACGCTGAGAAGAAGCGTCGCATTCTGGAGATCCTGGAACAGAAGCAGGAAGACTCTCTGAAGAATAAGTCCGAGGACGAGCTCCTCAAGATGCTGAACGAAATCGGCTAAGAAAAAAAAAAGACCGGCACCGCAGCGGTATATCTGCGGCCCATTTGAAAGGAGAAGGGTATGACTGATATTTACAAACGTCTCGGTTTTAAACAACCAGCCTTTTTAGAAAATCATGTTGGAATTCGAATCTATATCGGTTCCATTGGTAAAGATGACTGGACGGTCGTAATCCCTAAGGAAATTGCTCAGAAAAAATGTCCGAATTACACTTTGCAGTCCGATTATGTGAACTATCTGGTTACGGAATCTGAAGCGCTTAGAATTGCCGAGGAATTCACCACGTTGGCTGAAAGGAGAAAAGACTATCGAGCGCCTACTTCTTCTAAGCCTAAGAGCGAACGGTTGATCCTAGAGCCTGATAAATATGCAGATGCTGACTGGGAAACTATCGTGAATGCTTTCGGTATGGCACATGCTGAGCAAATCATTATCGAAGACTGCACGATATATTATTGAAAAGGAGACCAGTATGAACGACCCTAAGGAAATGTTGAATAACATGTTCGAAGCTTATAGACATCGACAGGATTATAAAGACGATTCGATGGTGGAGATCATGTGCAAACGTGAAAAATTCGAACAGAATCTCGATGATATTTGGCATAATATCAGTTTCAATGCTAAACAGATCGTGGAGTATAAAAAGGCCGTAAAGCAGATCAAAGAAGCCGGTCTGGTTGTGATGCGTAACAGCGTTGGTAAACACAAGATTGTTTATAAGAAGTAAGAGGAGTAACTTATGATTTTGTTTTCACAAAGACGCAAGCTCGAAATCCTAATCGAAAAGGAGTAAAGCATGTTATACAACAATAGAACATGGAATAAGGTACTGGAGAAAACTATGAACACTGGTAAGTGGAAAGTTATCGAAGCAACTATCGAACAAGAACTTTACGGAACAGATGAGCTTCAAGTTCGTATCGTGAAAGACGGCATGTATCCTTATTGCAGTTTTGATGATATCAAGAAAGATGTTGAAGCTAAACTGAATCCTCCTGAAGAGTTTTGGCCTAAAGAAAACCCTCATATTTATATTTCCTCGGCTCGTGCCTGTGGGAAATCTATGTCTCAGTTAGAAATCTATAAGGAGTTGTTTAATAGTATGTATGGTTCTAGAAAAGCAATTTACAAACCCTATATCGATCCTATGGAAATCAAAGACGTCATCTTCAACGACCCTGCGACTATTGTCTTCTGGGCTGACGGTACTAAGACTGTCGTGAAATGCCAGGAAGGCGACGAGTTCGATCCCGAGAAGGGTCTGACTATGGCTATCGCTAAGAAGGTCTATGGCAACAAGGGCTCCTACTGCAACGCGATCAAGAAGTGGACTGAGCCTTATCATGAGAAGCAGCAAGAAAAGAACGATCTGGTAGCAAAAATCTGCGATCTCGGTAAGAAGGCAAGTGCAGCATTGGCGGCGTTGACTATTGCTGAAACGGCGATCGTTAACGCAAAGAAGCGTGAAGAAAAGCATTATACCCTGGTTACAGATAATACTTTTAACTACGACGAAGTCATTTTCGATACTAGAGGGGACGCCGAAAAGTGTCTTGATATCCTCAAAGATCTCATCGAAACGTATGGTTGTGCGACAGTTGCAGATATGTATGAAGCTTCGGGTATCGAAGATGTTGTGCACTATATGATGAATAGGTACGGCTGGACTAGTCTTAAAGACTCCAAAATTTATCGGTCTCGTCATGGTTATATTATCGATCTTCCTAAAGCAACGCTGATCGGTTCCGAAGAGAGTGATTCTAAGTGAAAAATGCAGAATACTTCGAGAAAATGTTGACTGAACTAACAGAGACCCTGACCGATGATCATTTCATTGACGACGAAGGTAATTTGATGTTCTGCGAGAGATCAGAAGGTAGCGCTAGGATCGATTTCGATAATCCTCGAAAAGAAGTCAGTACTCTTACCGTGGATTTGGATAGCGTGGACATTGCTCTCGAGATGGAGATGTTGGACGAGTATTATGCGAAGCATGATCCCTACCATGACTACAAAGCCGGTAGGGTATTACAGATGATGAAAGAGAAAGGATTTATGTCATGAGCTGTAAAACTTGCGGTAATGCAATATTCGATGCGCTTTGGGGTGACTGGAAGTGCTCGGTACATAAGAGACTATGTCGTAAGACGGAGCTAGATGAAGGCTGCGATAAGTATAAAAATGGAAAACCTAAGGAGTCTGCTTCGAATGCGGAATATAGGCGGAGTCACGAAGAGGAGACGAAATAATGAGCGGCTATATGTCTAAGAAAAATGCATATAAGAACGAAGCACTTACCGCGGCTATGGAACTTAATTACGGTAAGGACGTTCTCGATGCAATTCAAGCAGCCAAGACTGATGCTGAAATTACTCGGATTTTGTCGACTGCTAGAAATGGTGGGTATAAGAAGGAGAAGTAAAGATGGATCTTAATCTCAACAAATGTTTGGAATGTAAGTATATCTTCTTTTCCTGGTGCGCTAAACGTGGAAATATCGCTGATCATGATATTTGTAAGGATTGCGATATGAGTACGGGCGATGGTTGCCACTGTCTTACCGTTGATAATTCTGATGAATGCGAACGTTTTATACCTAAGGAGGAATCTGATGAGAATTAAAAGAGATGAACCCGTTGACGTGACCGTTCATTATGAATATGAATGTTCCGTCTGTCATGCATGTGTTACTGAAACTGAGAATTACTGTGCTGTGTGTGGAACTCAATTGGATGAGACTCTGATTGCGGTTGCTGTCGCGACGGTTAAGGAGAATTCTGATGAGTCGCATAAAAGAGGTGATTAATATGGCATATGCGAATAGGGGTCTGTCTTGCCCTAAGTGTGAGCACAAGACGTTTATTTCAGACAGTGTTGCAGATAAGGAAAACAATGAAATCTATAGAGAGCGGACTTGCACTAATCCTAAGTGCTGTAATGTCTTCTTTACTAGTGAATTTATTGTTGAGGACAATGCAGTATTCCGCGAGTTGTGGCACGAAATGAAACGCCAATATAATCGGAATCAGAAAAAAGAAAGGGAGAAACGAGATGCCGATCAAGACCGACGAACTCTGTAAGCAGTGTAAGTATAGCACCAAACACGATTGTTACGTAAACAAAGGATGTTACGGATGCAATATGAAAGACCGCAAAACAGGTCGTTGCATCTGTCTTACCATCAAAGAAGGCGCGAACTGCAATCGATTTATCCCTTATGACCAGAATATGAAAGGAGAAAAAGAAATGAAGAATAACTTATTCGTTGACAATTGCGGCGATACTCTGGATTTGAGTAAAATGGCCTCGGCTATCGGAACCTTTGATCCGTATAAAATTTCTTATGATCCGTCCCTCACTTCCATTCATATCGGAGCTGGTCCTGCTAGTGAACCCAAAAAGCCTGAGGAATGGATCTGGGTTGTCGGCTATAAGGGGACCAATAGCGATATGTCTTGTCGAGATGTCAAGTATGAGATCGGTAAGCAGTTCGATATGCCTGAAGACTCTGAAATCGAAGCGTGTCGCAACGGCTATCATCTGTGTATGAACCTGCGCGATGTGTTCGGATATTATGAGATCGGCAAAGGTCATCGATTCTTTGAGGTTAAGGCTCTGGTTCGAAAGAGCGATATTGCTAATTATCCCGCATACACTCAGAGACCGTATACCGGCAACAGTAATATGAGTTTGTGGAGTGTAGATTCTCGAAAGCTCGCAGCCAAGTCTATCGAATTTGTCAGAGAATGCACTCTCGACGAGATCTTCAAGGACACTATTGCTGCCGACTGGGATGAGAAGTATAAGAAGATGGCTCTGACTAGCGGTATCGGTGAGACCGAGAGTATGATTCAGGTTGAGGAGCTGACTCAGTATGGATATTCTCTGCCGTTTGCCGATTATATCATTCAACAGGGTCGTTATGAGCAGGCCAAAGCCGTCGGTTCTCAGTCTGATCTGAGCATGGATATGAAGGCTCTGTGGATTTTAAAAATGTGAGGTGTGATGTATGGAAATCGTATTCATCTGTGACAGCATAAAACAGCGTCAACAGGTATTTAGAATGTTTCAAGAGGTTTATCAGGACGAGCTTCGACATGTTAATTTCCGCGACTATTCGTTCGAGTATAAAGGATTGTTTACAAAGTTCGTCACCCCGTATAACGAGGAACAGTATCTTCGTGGACGTAGAGATGTCACACTGGCTTATCCCGAACACGTCCTGCCGTTGCTGAAGAAGCTGTTGAAGGAAAAGGAGAAAACAAAATGAAGCTTATTGACGCCCCTGTCGGATTGTTTATGTACGGTCGAACGATGTGTTTAAAAACCGAATATATCGTCGAATGGGGCGTTGAAGCTTATATTGTGTCGACCGGCGAAGCCTTTTGGGGCGGTGTGAAAACTGCAGAAGAACGTAACAATTTAGAGGTTACACCCATCAAAGTAAAACCCGTTCGACATGGCCGGTGGAAAAGCATAGGTCTCGCGACACTGAGATGTAGCAGGTGCCGATACGAAGACTTTAATAAAATGTATCACAAATATTGTCCCGGCTGTGGGGCTAAAATGGACGGTTGAAAGGAGAGTAAAAATGAGCAAGTACACTGAAATGAAGGAGTTCTATGAAGTAGAAATAAAAGACCTGAGAAAAGCAGTCGATTATTGGTGTTCGAGAGCTTCCGAACTCGGTTGTGAAAAACGTATGCTCGATGGTAAAGTCGAAATCTATGAAAAGGTCTTTAGCAAAATTATGGATGGTCCGAATAAACACACCGACGCTGTTGTTATATTCGAAGGAAAGACCTATAGTATTACTGGCTTCAATCTGAACCATACCGAGGGTGAGGCTGACACCTTGACCGTCGAGTGTACCAGAGTAAACCTTCCCGGTTGATATTTTGAAAGGAGAAGTAAAATGAACTTTAACGACATTGTTAGTAACGTCCACGTATACGGTCTCGAAAATGCTATTCGAGGTAGCAAGTTTCCCATGGCTACTGATATTAGCAAACTCACCGATACTCCCACTACGCGTACCGTTAGCCTTGCTCAGTGTGAGCGGGGTAGTGGTCACGATCAGTTTCTCACCGGTATTATCGTTCAGTTCGATCTGACACTCACTGTTAAGGCTTGGACCGAAGCTGAGCGTTACCATTTCCTCGATTTTATTTCCAGCCAATCTACCATGCACCGTATTGCTAAATTTGACCTCGATAAGCAGTACATCACCTATACGGATCCCCGTATTATCGAAATCATGAACGAGCTTAAAGATCGTTATAATGAGAGTCAGGATCCTGAGGACTATCTCCGTTTGTTATATTCCAATCCTTGTGGATTCAAACTCACTGCCGCAATGACTACTAATTATCGTCAGCTCAAGACTATCTATGCTCAGCGTAAGACGCACCGACTTCCGGAATGGAGAGCTCTGGCGGCATGGATCGAAACGCTCCCCGAAAGCTGGATGATTACTGGTGCTCCTCATAACGTGTGAAAGGAGAAAAAAACATGAACAACACTAATTACTACGACTTCATGACCGTGAAGGATCTCAAGGATATTCTCACTGATCTCCCTGACGAGATGCTGGTTGTTATTCCTGTCGTTGATGTAGACGATGTGAATGATATTTTGGCTTTCCGAAAAGTAAGAACCGCTGGCATCCTGCGATGCGAATTCGAGCGAGAAAACGAAGTATTTTGTCTCACTGGTGCTTCTAATGGCTACGATATCGCCGACCAGGTTGACTCCAGCGGAAAGGAGATCAGTGCGGTGAAAGTTCTGTATGGAAAGCATGAAAATGATGAGGTGAAGAAGGATGAGGCATAAAACCACATATGATATCGTGGCATACGATAAAGATGCAGATGTATATGTGCGTATAGCAACTATTTACTACTCTCTGTCGTTAGCCATTGCATGCGCAGATCGAGCATCTGAATTACGTCTAAAACGATCTAATGGAGAGCCGTTCGATTGGATTGAGGTTATAACTCCGCACGCCAATGTTATGCATTATCAGGTGCCTTGTAAGTAACCGGCTTTATATTTGAAAGGAGCTGAACTGACAATGCGACCAATTGATGCTGATGCGCTGTTACACAAATTAGTGAATACTGACCCGAACACAAAGGGGAAGTTTGGCGATGGCATAGCGAAAGCATTATGCTTTATTATTAACGCTCCTGCCATCGAAGCTGAACCTGTGAGACATGGTCGGTGGGATAGAGGACAGTGTACTAATTGCAAGGTCATAAACCCCGCCTACAACAAAGATTGGAGCGGAGACTATATATTCAAAGAAACGCCGTATTGCCCAAACTGCGGAGCGAAGATGGATAAGGAGGGGTGATATGTACGGAGAATATTGTAACACTTGTGCTTGTGTTAATGTTTGTAAAGATAAAGCAGCCCACATTCGTAATTGTCCCGACCGCATTGAACCTGTGCGGCATGGTCGGTGGATTATCGAAAAGAGACATTCCGTTTCAAAAAATCCTTATATGGACGATAACTACTTTGCCAGCGCAACTTGTTCTGAATGTGGTTTTTGTATCCATGCTGAAATCAAAAGCTTTGGCTATCCAGAGTTGAATGTAACAAACTACTGCCCCCATTGTGGAGCGAAGATGAATTTTTGAAAGGAGAATAATATGGATTGCGTAGGCTATGTTTTTTTCGGAATTGCCATTGGATGTTTTATCTGTTTGATTATTAACTTGTGCGGAGATAGATAGGGAAAGAGGAGAAAATTATGCTTGAACTGAAAAACTGGAATGAGGTAACAACAGGCCTTTATCGTTACGTGATTGCAGCGAAAGTATGCTATGAAATTCATGTTTTTCACCATGACGAAGGTACTGATATTTTAAATGCAGAAGCAAGTCTTTTTCTTGTCGGACTGTGGCGAGGCGAACGCGGTGGGTACTTCGAGCGGGAATGCTTGCTTGAGGGACTGCCTGTTTTCGAGTGCTTGAAAATGGCGCAGAAAGATAATGAGGAAAACAATGCCTAGTGATATTTTAGCCCCTATCGCTTTTATGGTTTTCTTTATTGTTTTTGTTGCTTGGTCTTGCAAAGAGAACACCTAATGGATATTTGAAAGGAGAAAAAATGAAAGTCGTCTATGATCCTGGCGAGAAGGAACGATTGGAAAAAATCCATAGCCAATATGGAAAATTCGTATTCGGAGATGAGTCGGAAGGAAAGATGTATGGTTTGACTTTCAAGGTTACCAATCCTGCGATTGCAGAATACGTCCTTACCGGTTTGCTTCATAATCATCTGAAGGATTTCGATATCGGCATCGATGTGCAGTCTATCGAATTTAACACTATCACGATGAACAGAAGCGAGCTTAAGAGAGAACTTATGGAGTATATCGATAAACTTCTGTGATATTTGAAAGGAGTAAAAAATGAAAAAGTTTGTAATCGTCATGCTGGCCGCTGTTATGCTGCTGGTTGTTTGCGCTGGATGCGAGTTCGAAGAAACTGCTTTCCAGGAAGATGTAAAGACCACGATCGAGAATGCTAATAAGCTGCTTGATAATCAGCCTACCCCGTCTGATATCGATTATTCGTTGGAACGCTATAACCTGATTCGTCGAGCATATTGGGTTAACGGTCATCGAGAAAAGGCTATGTCCGTTACCTGCCCTCTGGATAAGCCTCTCGGTTATATTGTTCTGTTTACAGACAATGGTGCCGTTGTTAACAAGTTCATCGTCGATGGTAAGGTATCCAGTCTGAACAGCTACCTGACTCCCGACTCCATGTATTACGAAGTCGCTGGCGATTATGTGGCAAATAGTAACACCGAAAACGAATGGCTGGCTGATGTTGATGGTTCTTACGGTGCGAACGATAACGGTATTTTCTTCTTCACTCCCGATGGTAAGTATGTCGAATGGACCGGCACTTATCTGTACTCCGATATTCCGTTCGAAATCGATGATCCTGTTGTAAAGATTGGAGGCTAACATGAAAGTTGTTGCTTGGATTCTGGTTCTTGTTCTGGTGGTCGGTGGCTGTACCGCTTTCGGCTTTGTCAGTCATTATATCGACAATAAAGTCGAGTATGCTCATAACAAGATCGATGAGGCTACCAGCTATGAGCTGAAAAAAGAAGTGGAAGATACTTGTCGCGCTATGATCTCTTCTTATGAAGCTGATCGTATGACTTATATTCAGTATAAGGATAGTACGAATTCTGAACAGAAGTCCTGGGCTGATCAGGCTAAGATGCGCGCTAATCGCACTGCTTCCAATTACAACAATTATATTCTGAAGAACTCTTATGTCTGGAAGGGTAATGTTCCTTCGGACATTCGAGAGACTTTGGATATTGTGGATTAAGGAGGTATACTATGACTTTCGGCATTTGTCAGATTATCTTCACCGGCTTGCTGTTCCTGTCTCTCGGAATGCACCTGGCTATGGACGGAAAACCCAAGACTGGTAACTATAGCTTCTGGACTGCGTTGGTAAGTTGCGTTATTCAGTTCGTGCTGCTTTATTTCGGCGGCTTTTACGGTTAATTGTACATATTTGAAAGGAGAAAATCATGCTGTTCTTTGTGTTTATCGCTATTCTTGTCGCGTCGCTCGTTATATTTGACAAGGCGTTTGACAGTGATCTTATCGCTGGTAGTTGTGCTGTTTTAGCTGTGCTTGCTATTGTCGCTGTTATTGTGTCTCTTATTATCATGGGTGTCAACTACATCAACGTTGACGGCTATGTTGATAGGATGAATGTTCGATATGATACTCTGGTCTATCAGTACGAGAATGATATTTACGACAATGACAACGATCTTGGTAAGCGTGAGCTGATGAAGGACATTCAGAATTGGAACGAGGATCTGGCAGCTAATCGCGAGAGACAGGACGACTTCTGGGTTGGCATTTATCAGCCTAACATCTATGATCAGTTCGAGTTCATCCAGTTGGAGAAGGAGTAAGATATGTTTCTCTTTGTCTATCATTATGTCTCAAAAGATACGAGAAGTGATCGGAAGGAATATGAGATCATTAGTGCTTATAACTGGCGCACCGCTCTGATTAAGCTCTTCGATAAAGTGAGTACGAAGGTGGAGATCGATATTGGTATGTTTGAAAAAATGATCACCGCTGTAAGTGATGACGATGCAGTGGCCATGTTCAACGCTCTTACCAGCTACCATATCGATAAGATTTACAAGAACCTTGAAGAATTCTATACAGAACCTGTGGTTAAGGAGGAAGTATGACTAATTGTGTAAAGGAGACTCTGTGCACTTCTTGTGTGCATCGTGAGGTCTGTTCGAAAAAAGAAGAGTACTTGGCCGCGCAAAAGGCCGTGGATAATCTGTTCGTGAAGAAGAATGACGTTATCGGCAATTACCTCAATACTATGACATGGATCAAACCTGTGCAGCTGCAGTGTATTTACCATATGAGTAATTGCTATAGTACCGTTCGTGGAATTACTGTTACGGACTGCACCGGCAGCACTAGCGACAACGTCTTTAGCCATATTGTTGGTGGGGATACGATTGCCAGATAAGGAGGACGTATGACTTGGCTGGAAAAATTCTATGCGGATAACCCTAGTAGACTAGGCGCTAGTCCCCATAGCATCGGTTGTCCTACAGATTATTACGCCAGAACGGATTGTCCCAAAGAAACAGACGGATCTACAATGACTTGTGTAAGATGCTGGAACCGAGAAATGCCTGAAATCCCCGAAGAAAAAGAAAAGGAGAATGAACCCGCTATGGAACTGAAGATCAAAGATTCTGCTAGCCTTAACATGATCGTTGAGGCTTTGACCAGAAACGGTTACCATTTGGAGATTGCTACTAAATGGAAAGAGTGGCCGCAGAATGGTATCGACTATTTCTGTGTCTTGGTGAAGGAAAGGGAGGAAGTATGACTAATTGTGTAAAGGAGACTCTGTGCACTTCTTGTGTGCATCGTGAGGTCTGTTCGAAAAAAGAAGAGTTCCAGGCTGCTCAGGACGCTGTATATAATCTGCGTATCGGCGCTACGGAGACTAGCACGGGCGTTTATCTTAACAGCATTTCGTGGATTCGTCCGGTACAGCTGCAGTGTACTTATTACATGAGTAATGGCTATGGAACTCTTCGCGGTGTCACTGTTACGGGATGTCTTGACGCTGTTAGCGATTACCACAATGCTGATAAGATTGCCAGTGCTACAGTTGGCGGTCCGACGATTGCTAGATAAGGAGGATGTATGACCTATAGAGAGAAATTCCATATGGAACATCCTGATAGAGATACTGTTAATACTCTAGGACTGGGATGCCCTGCGGATTACGAGCACAATGACAATTGTCCTGAGTACTCTGATGGCACTGTTATGTCTTGCAAAGATTGCTGGGACCGTGAAATCCCTGAAGAAAAAGAAGAAAAGGAGAATAAACCTATGAAGAAGACCAAGGCTATGCTGGAGGAAGAGCTGGATCAGAAGAGAGCCGAGATCGAGGATCTGAAGAAGGAACTCGAGAATGAGATCAATAGAACTGAGAAGTATAAGCAGTTTGAAGAGTGTGCGGATGATCTCAAGGCTCTTCAGAACAGCTTTATCAATTCTGGTTTCAGCGATAAGCAGGCTTTCATGATGGTTCTTCAGATCATTGGTGGCGCTCATCCGAGAACTTAAGGAGGAAGTATGACTACACTCGAAGAAAAAATTGATCTGGTTCTGAGATGGATCATGACGGACGATAGTCTTGAGAAGATGGATATCGAAATGCAGATCTCGAAAATTCTCAACGACACCTCTACGAATGCGCAGCCCTCGGAAACCGAAACTGAGATTATTAAGAGCTACCTTCTCGAGATCGGTATTATGCCTAATCTCGCTGGGTTCCGGTATCTGACTCGTGCTATCGAGCTGTATAGAGATCGACGTGATTATTACCGAGAGGGTATTACCAGCCGTCTCTATCCGGACGTCGCTAGGTGGTTTGACACTACCCCTCCCCGAGTAGAACGCTCTATCAGACATGCTATCGAGACCGCTTATGATGGAGGTCTTGGCTATAAGCATCACGCTGCAGATTTCAGTAGTAGCGTTAATTTCAAGAAGGGTAAATGTACAAATTCGGCCTTTATCGCTATCTGCGATGAGGTCATCGAGAGAAGAATGAAGAGGAGGGTGTGCGTATGACCACTTTCAGAGAAAAACTGATTCAAGAGCATCCGGAGAAAAAAACCTTACGCATCACTGCGGTCGGCTGTCCGGCTGACTATGACTATGAGCATTATGAAAACGACCATTTCAAGTGCCCTCCTGGCGTTGTTAGATGTGAGGAATGCTGGGACCGTGAGATTCCTGAGACCAATCTCGTGGTCGGTGATTCTAAGGTAGAACATCCCGATACGGATATTTCTGAGAAAAAAGAAGAGAATAAAATGATTTACGCTCATATCGGTTGTACCGATTCTATTGACGACATTAACGAAGGTCCTATGAGTGAAGAATATAATCGCATTCTCAAAGAGCATCTTGCCAAGAATAGCGAGCCTGTAAACTCTCCCAAAATCCTCGACGAACAGACTAAACCCAAAGTCATCTGCATCTCTGGCAAGGCTCAGCATGGTAAAGACACCACTGCTGGATATTTGAAAGAGTATCTGGAGGAGAAGGGTAAACGGGTTCTCATCGCTCATTACGGAGATCTGGTCAAGTATATCTGTACGACCTTCTTTGATTGGGACGGACAGAAAGACGAGCGCGGACGTTCTCTTCTCCAGGAGGTCGGTACGGATGCTGTTCGCACTAAAACTCCTGACTTCTGGGTTAAGTTCATCAAGGATGTTCTCGATCACTTCCCGGATAAATGGGATTATGTCATTATTCCCGATTGTCGATTCCCGAATGAGGTTGAGTATCTGAAAGAGCATGGATATTCTGTCAAGCACGTCCGTGTTATTCGGAGTAACTTCATCAGCCCTCTGACCATCGAGCAGCAGAAGCATGTATCTGAGGTAGCTCTGGATGATGTGATTCCCGACGTGATTCTGTTCAATACTTTTGGTCTGGAAGAGTTGAGATACGCTGTAAGAAATAGGGGGTTGGATAAGTAATGAAAATACTAACTACAGACGACCTCATCTTACTGCTCCGTCATCACAAAAGTAATACTTTTTCGCTTGAAGATCTTGGGCGCGTGCTGGATCACTATGGCGATGATTGGTTTATCGAGGGCGACAGGTGGGTCAAATTCAGAGATAACGAGAAAATGGCCGAGTTTCGGAACAGAATTAATGGCGGAGGCAATATCCTCAAACCCTGCCCGTTCTGTGGTGGCGAAGCGAGACTTGTAAAGGACACCGAATGCTGGGGTCATGGCGAATATCACGATGTCAGATATATTGCTTGTACAAAGTGCGGAATCAAAGGCCCGAGCGTTTGTGACATGGAAGTAATGTATGAAAAAACAGCCACTTGGGATTCTGTTGCCGAGAGATGGAATAGGAGAGTTGGAGTGTGATCGCTATTAAGATGTTCCTTATATGGCTTGGTCATATGGCGCTAGCTATGCTCGTGTTCGGTCTACGGCCTGATTTTCTGCGGTATAACACATTTATGTCCGGAATGCTGTTCGCTTTGGCGATGTGTATATCGACAGTAATGCTGTATCTATTGTTTGACATTTTGGAGTAAGGAGGCGCTGGGTGGTTAACAGTATCGATACCAATAACCTAATCGAAGCGTGCAAACGAGTCGATCTGTTTACGTTTTGTAATTGGCGCGAGCAGACTGTATATTTCATCTATCGAGACGAACGAACTTTAACGATCGGTCAAGAAGCTGCTATCCGCAGTTTGATCAGATCGCATTTGCCAGATTACGAGATTGTATTTGGTAAATGTAAACCGGCTACATAACTAAATAAAAGGAGGAGGTCTGAGATACGGCTTCCTCCTTTTAATTAACCCTCGCGAAGGAAACAAGCTCCTTTGTGAAAGGAGATGAGCTAAATGCTTGTTATTAATGAGGGGTTTAAACTAACCACTTATCCGGAGAATGAGAATAAGCTAATGGATATTCTAGACGCATTCGATGTGGCTATAACTGACAAACGATATATGTATAATTATCAAATCAGTAAAGAGCCCGTTCGACTGGTATTAGAATGCCACATTAGGGACTCTGAGTATGCCGAATTTGTGGATTACTTGAGAAATCACTTTGATGGCTGGATTAGTTTAGTCGAATAAAAAAACGAAGAGCTTCGGAGAAATCTGAGGCTCTTTACTTTTAATTTTTAACATCAAAGGAGTAGCACTATGATATTTCTAAAGATAGTTTTATGGACAGCGATTGTTACCGCATCATTAGTCGCCATTGCGTTTTTATGTATCACGATCTGCGAATATTCTAGTTACAAAAAAGATACTTTACGCTATACATATCAGAAATTAAACGCCAAGGTATTCATGTCTACATATCATCTGTTTCCCAATCGATATAGTTATGATTGGTCCGGAGATGGATATATCGAATCATTAACCTACGCGATTGTTGAACCTGGCGGTAATGCGTTTTTCCCAAATAAAACAGAGTATTGTATTTTGCTCAACTTTATCGATTACTGCAGGGTTAACGTGTTTTTAACTAGAGAAGAGTCGACAAAGAAACATAAAGAAATCGTTGACCGTGAAACTAACGTCGTTTTGGAAGACCTGCAGAAATTAACCAAAGAGGAAATTGAAAAGGCTAGTCGAGAAGTCGATAACGCGATTGCAGATGTTAGAAAGCATATGGTGAATGTTTGAGGAGGTGGAGGAATGGATCGTAAAGAAGCGATAATGCGTATTGTGGAGCATATGCATATTCACAAAATCGGGGAGTATCCGCATATTTATATCAAAGAAGCTTTAGTAATGGCGATCGCAGCTTTGCAGGAAGAACCTGTGAAACATGGACGGTGGGTTGATCGATATGGCGGGAAATATGCAAACTCATTATATGAGTGTTCTGAATGCAAAGGGAAGGCTCTTTACAAGTTCGAGGTGGATGTATTAGATCGCGAGCAGATCGTTCAGGCGTTGACCGCTATTTGCCCCCATTGCGGAGCGAAGATGGATAAGGAGGAATAACGATGTCTATATTATTCAACAAAGATCGTTCTGAAATGATCGTTTCTTGTAAATGCGGATGTGAGGATAGTGTTCATATTCGAATCGATAAGGACGATCCGGACACCTTTGCTATTGTAACATACCTTAATGGCAACTTCTACTCCGAGCAGAACGAAAAAGTATTTCGTATTATTGGCGAGAAACTCAAGAAAATCTGGGCCATTATTCGAAATAAGGACTATTACTATTCTGACATTCTGATGTCTAAGTCGGAATGGGAAGAGTTCGTCGAGTTTGTGAATGGGTGTCTGGAGGACTAAGTCTATGAAGTTTGTACTTATGGAAGATGGTTTTGATGAGGCGGTCAACGATATTCGAGGTTACTTAAAGAAGGCTCTGGAAACTAAAAATACAAAAGAAAAAAATCTTATGATTGCCCATGCCAGTGGTATTGCCAACGCGATTTATAAGCTGGTGACAACGAGAGAAGAGGAGAAGGCTGGGAAGTATGAAGATTCTAGTGAATAAAATGCCTGAGAAAAAAGAGGCGTGTCTGTTCTATAGAACGGAAAAATACTACGATCGTGTTATGCGTGTATATTGTGGCGTGAATAATAAACCGTGCAGCTTCAAGGATGGCAGTTGCAGATGTTTGCGAATGAATGTCGATAAGGTGGAGTAATAACATCTATGGTAGATTACGTTTTCGCTGGTATTGCTTTCGGTTGTTTCATCTGTCTTGTTATCATGACCGCTGCTAAATTTATGAGGTGAAAAAATGAAAGTAGAAGATCTGACAGTCGATGCTTCGATGTTGGCTGATGGCTGTTATGCTATCCGTGTCCCTAAACACGTAGCCACAATAACCATTTGCGGTGCGGTTCACTGTGTCATCGATGATACTATGAGTTTTACAAAACCTACGCCGGAGCAAATTAAGAATCTAAAAGAGACGTTTTGCATTGACGTAGAATTATTTGATGAGGAATAAGGAGGAATAAAAAATGGATGGAGCAAGCTTTTTCACTGCGGAACTGAATAAGGTATTCGGTAAAGAAATGGCAAACATGATCTCTGCGGAGATTACAGACGAGGAACTGCTGCGGCATGCTAAAAATGCTTGGCAGGATATTACTACTTCGAGGAATTACTACAGCGATCCTGAACTCCGGTCGTATCTCAAGAAGGAATACATGGAGCGTCTTAAGAAACACATCAGCGACGTTATCCAGGAACAGGACGAAAAAGCCCTGCGAGCAGAAGCTGAGAGTATCGTTAAGCAAATCATGGACGAGGCTCGCAAGAAGATGATCGATCAGGTTAGCGATAATATGGCTTATCTGGTATGCGGCAGCCCTCAGGGCGGCGGTATGAGATCGTTCACGGAGCATATTATTTATGATGTGATGAATCGGTAAGGAGTGATGATGCGCAATGGAAGAGTATGTTCTGGATAATGGACGAATAAAACTCGGTCCAGATTGCATGGGCGCTGTCGAGTTTGAAGATGGTCGTTACGAACCTATTACCAGTATAGATTTCATTACGAAAGCTTATTTCCGATTCATGACAGCGAGCGGTTTGTATGCTTACAAGGAAGGCTATGAACAAGAAGAAATATTATATTGCGATCCGAGACCGTATACATTTTTCCATTTGAGATACGAGTTTGGAAAATTTGATTATGATCGGTTGGAATGGATGCATATAAGTAACATAGCTAGAGTGTACGTATACGAACCTGCTTTTTCAGATGTGTTTAATAAGGAGGAAGTATGAACGAAATAAATTACAACGAACTCTCGCTGGAAGAGTTGAGTACGGTGGTTAGATCGGCTTTATCGACTATCTACAATAAACTTCGAGAAGAAGAGGACTTCAGTTGGGATCAAAAGTGCGTGGTCGAGAATTTCGGCGGTGAAGAGCACGAAGTACAACTTCTTATCTTTAACGGCACTTCTGGTACTCCGGGTATTCACTGGCCCGAAACATATTATATTTAACTATGAAATCCACAAGCTCAATAATTAAGTGCTGTTACAAATGTATCGACAGATTCATAGGCTGCCATAGTACGTGCGAGAGGTACAAAGCCGAAAAACAACACTATGAGGGGTTGAAGGCTGAATATAACAAAGGTCATGAAGCAGATGCGTATACAATGCAGGGTTCGCTTCAGAGACGAAACAGGGCAGCTCTAGCTCGGAGAAAAAATGTAACATTCAGGCGAAATTACAAGTGAGGTCATTATGGAAGTATTGAAACACGGTGGTAAGATCTATGGAGGTAGGTTGACTGCTGCTGAGAAAAAGGCTTTGCAGCTTGAACTCGATAGAATGATTGCGGAAGAACGAGCTGCTATGAAAGCCGAGTACGAGAAAATGCGGCAGGATATTCTCAAGGATCTTGAGGAATTTAACAACAATAATTTAAAAGAGATCGATGCTATGTTCCTCTGGAGACTACATGAGCATGAGGGCTGGGGTCGTATTAAAATGAAGCGCTTTTATATTGACTTTCACAACGATATGAAGGCTTTGGGTGAGCGCTATGAGATGGAGACCTCTGAGGAGAAGATCTGGCTCTGCACTCATAAGCTTAAGGAATATGGCGTTGATCTCGATGAGTGGGAGAAGGAAGTAAAAATGCTGAACTCTGAGGACGCGAAGTAAACAGACTCCTTTATGAAAGGAGTGATTGTTATGATCATCAAAATTATTATCATTTGGATTGTATTGCAGATTATCGCTGGCATTATCGTCGGTGTAATTCAGGCTAAGAAACAGGAGCGAGCTGAAATCGAATTCGCTAATAAACCTAAAGAGGAACTATTAGCAATCGCATTACAGCAACCTAATCTCGAGGCTGCGTATTACACATTCGGCAGATGTATGCCATATGACGAAGCTGCAGACCTTGTGATTAATAAAATGTTGATAGATCTGCGCATCATTGGCTATCGAAAAGACGAGGAGGAGCTCTGAACAAGGGCTCTTTCGTTTTATTTCTGAAGTTATCTTAGGAAATTCTGAAGGTAGGTGAAAAAAATGCCAAAATATATCGATATGGAAAAAGTGTGGTGTGGCTCTTGCAGTTATAGATCTGTTTGTCCTGATGCTGCGCTCTTTTGTAAGCTGAAAGATCTGGAGACTATTGATATTCCGACTAGATCTGAGGAAGGTTGCGAGTATTGCAATAATACCGAAGTCCCTAATGATTGGAAGTTTGACGGTAGAGATTTCATTGTCGGAGATAAGGAATATTTACCGAATATAGACGATGAATACTATTCTTTTACGAGAACTGTAAAGTTCTGTCCCAAGTGCGGAAGGCGGTTGAATAAATGCCTGAAATAAAAATTTACGATAAGCTCGTTCGTGATCGGATTCCCGAAATTATTGAGAAAAGCGGGCGAAAAGCGTGTTATTGGGAACTTGGGGATGAAGCATTCGAACTCGAACTGAGACGTAAGCTGGTTGAAGAAGCTAACGAATTGCTGAATGCCAAGACAAAGGACGAGTTTTATGAAGAGCTGGCCGATGTTATGCAGGTTTTGGATAGTTTTCTCGATATGATCGAAGGTACTGAGGCTGATCGCGTTGTCGATACCATTTACCTCGATAAGCGTAGCGAAAAGGGCGCTTTCGATAAACACATTTACCTGCATAGTGTGGAAGGCGGTTGAATAAGGAGAAAAAAGTATGGAATGGTTAAGTGTTAAAGATCGACTTCCTCCGTGCGAGGGGTATCTCGATTGCATGGTTGTAGTTAAGGTCGGAGACGAGTATCACATCGACTGCGGTGGTTGGACTTGCGCTACGAGCTGGGATGAAAACGGTAACCGGGTTGAAACTTGGGGTTGGTGGGTTATGAATGACTGGGATGAAGGACAGGGTTGCATTGTTCAATATTGGATGCCTTATCCAGAACTTCCCCCGGAGATTTCTAATAATCTAAAGTAAGGATTCGAGATTTGAAATTAGAGAAACTCTATATTCGAACGACTGGAGGATGACTAAATGAGGATATTTACAAGAGGTCGTGATGCAGCGGAATATATGCAAAAACTTGAAAGTATGGTTATTGCAATGGCTGTAGATATTTCTAAATTACTGCAAACTGCTGACACCAATATATGTTTATATACTGCTGAAGAAATTATCGACAATTATACATTTGTTACGTCAGAGCCGTCAGTTTTAGAAGAGGTATTATATCAACAAAACGGGACTCCATATCTTGAAAGAGAGAGCATACTTGCTTATCTTGTAAGAACGGGCGTTGTTGTGCGAGATGAATATATGAAGGGATGATTCTATGAAAGTTCTTGTAGTTGTAGACATGCAAAACGATTTCGTTAGCGGTTCTCTAGGTACTCCTGAAGCTCAGGCTATCGTGCCGAAGGTAAAGAGAAAAATCGAGGAGTATCGTGAAAATGGTGATTTGGTTTGCTTTACGCTAGACACGCACTCTGGTGATTATCTTGAGACTAGAGAAGGTAAAAAACTTCCTGTAAAGCATTGTATTTACCCTACTTGGGGGTTTCAGATCGTAGACGAATTGTGTGATGGGTCAGAAGCCCTTATTGTCAATAAACACACTTTCGGATCCGAAAAGCTTGTCGAATTGCTCAAAGAAGAACGCGAATGCCGCATTGAAAATGACTATATGTATACAAATATTGATGAGATCGAGTTAGTCGGCCTTTGTACTGATATTTGTGTGGTGAGTAACGCGCTGATGCTGAAGGCAGCTTTCTACAATGATTGCGAGATCTCTGTTGACGCTAATTGCTGTGCTGGTACAACTCCCGAGATGCATGAGGCAGCTTTGAAAGTTATGGAGTCCTGTCAGATTAATGTGAAGCGTTGAAGGAGCATGCTAATTGACTACTAAACAACTCGTAGAGATCAGACGACGAAACGAAGCTGGGGAAAGCGATACCATGATTTCAGAAGCTCTTGGAATCGATCAATCTTACGTGTCCCATTGGCGAAGAACTCTTGGATTAAAACCGCAGGGTATCCATAAGCATCGCACCAAATACATATATTATATTTGGGATTCGAAAACTGACGAGCTATTATTCGTAGGTAGAGCCTCTGAGTGCGCTGAATTTCTCGGATATACAGCTATACAGAGCTTCTACGCATTGGCCAGCAGATCGAAGCATAAGCGCCGTAATACATATTACGTATTAAAGGAGAAAGAGGAGTAAATTATGCAATACATAAACTGTAAGGAATACGCTCAGGAGATCTTGGATAAGGTTAGAGATACTCCTGCTGAGAAAAAGAAAAAGTTGCTCATTTTGACTGTTGGTAACGATCCTGCTTCGGCTTCTTATGTGAAGGGAAAGATCAAGGATTGCGAGTATTGTGGGATTCCGTATGAGCATGTGAAGATTGATGACACTTGTTCTAAGATTGGCGACATTTATGTACGCGAAGCTGATATTCTACTCAAACATCGCATTGCGGATGGAAACCGTGATCCCGAGGTCGGTGGTATTATCGTTCAGTTACCTTTGCCTGGTGATTTGGATGAGGATCGATTTACGCATCTGGTGTTTCCTGAAAAAGACGTGGATGGGTTCACATATGCCAGTCATTTCAAGCCTTGCACGCCTGAGGGAATCGTATATCTGCTGAAAAAAGAGCTTGGCGAGAATTTAGCAGGTAAAGATATTCTGCTCATCGGTAAAGGTAAGCTTGTCGGTAAGCCTCTGATCGAGATGTTGCTAGACGAGGGCGCGACGTTGACAATTGCTCATAGTAAGACGAAAGATTTGGGTAAACTGTTGTGGCAGATGCGAGATGCTATTGTCACTGCTGTCGGGATCCCGGAGCTTGTTCATCTTGATACTACAAAGGCCAGAGTCGTTATCGATGCTGGTATTGCTCGAGGTAAGGATGGGAAGCTGCATGGAGATTGCTATGGGTTCGATGGAGCTGAGTATAGCAGACCTACTCGTGTGACTCCTGTTCCTGGTGGAGTGGGTCTTATGACTCGGGCCATGCTTATGAGTCATATGGTTAGAGATTTGGAGGAAAAGTAATGCTTAGTTTCTTACTCGCCTTGGTTGCTATTTATATTCTGTTAGCGGTACCAAGGTCATACATACGGTTTCTGGTAGTATTGTCGATTGCGTTGGATGCTCTTCTGATTGGCGGAGCGTTGTGGTTGATTTTTGGGAGATAATTTATGCGTGATAAAAAGAATTTACGTAGAGTGAGCTTTGTGGTTAATTCGCAAACCCTTTGGCATTTGAAAAAGCTGGCTTCTGAGGCTGGATATTCTGATCGGGAGCTGGGAAGAGTTATAGATAAACTGGTTCGCGAGAGAGTTGCGGAAAGGAATAATGACAGATGACAGAATGTAAATATGCCAGGAATTATGGTGCTGATCGAGTTGGTCTAGTTGATATTCGCTGTATGGGAACTAAAGAGTTAGATCCATGTTCTGGGTTTGATAACTGTCCGCGGTACACGCCGAATTATAAGACGAACGAGAATTGGCTGAAGGGTCTGAGTAAAACTGAGTTTGCTCGGTTTATGGCTACGACTACCGATATTTGTCAGCATTGTGCTAGTCTAGACTGCTACGAGGTTGACTGTATTGATGCGTGGGAACACTGGCTTGGTTTGGAACATACGGAGGGCAAGTGATGGATACGTGGGACTTTAAATATCGAATTCCTTGTCTTATTTGCGGTGATGTGGTCGAGACAGTTTATCCTGATACCAATCCTAAGATCTGCGAGTCTTGTCGGTGTACGATAATGGCTCTGAAAAAGAGAAAATGTTTGATTTGTGGTGAGGATGTGGAGGATGCAGGTGACCAGTTCGTGTGCAATTCTTGTAAAGGGGTAATAGCGCCATTTAGATATCCTAGAGAAGTTGACGCCGATGTGGCCGTGCATGAATTAATGACGAAGCATCTGATTATTCCTGTCGAGACTGCGGAACCTATGAAAGATCCTTGTATCGACTGTGATAAGAGTTGGACTGATAGTTCGGGTTGGAAATGCAAATATGAGTGCCCGAAGAGATTCGCGTATCTGGATAGTTTGATGAATGGGTAGGAGGAGGCTCTGTAATTATGATTGATGTTATCGACGATATCATGACTGAACTTAAGGATTGTAAAGCTAGAATCAATGAACTTGAGGCGGAACTTGATAAGGTTAAGCGCGAACGAGATGGATATTTTCGTAAATTGGAGATCGTTCGGAAGTATTTGAATACTCTCCAGAAGCAGGGCAAACAAGCTAAGCCGGTAAAGAAAGCGTGAGCAAATGTGGTGGCATTGGATTAAGGTTATTTATCTCGCTATTTCTGGCACTGTATTCTTTTGGCTTATGAATACAGAGAAAGAGCATATCGGTTTTACGGAGGTTTTGGCGGGCCTGATTGTCGGTGGTTTATGGCCTATTGCGCTCGTAATTGGGTGGTTTAAGGTTCTTAAAAAGTAGTGAAAAGGGTGGTGAAACTTATTGAATCGTAAGGAATTTGGCGATATGTTTCGAGAAAAAGTGGCTGGCGAGCTCGTTAAGCAGGGTATTAATAAGGCTGAATTGGCTCGAAAATCTGGCTTGGCAGCCTCTACTGTGACCGAATATATGCACGGGGATAAGGTCCCAAGCCTTCTAAATGCTGCAAAAATTGCGTCTGTTTTAGGCTTTTCACTGAGCGAATTTGACGTTGAAAATAGGAAAAGATGAGTAAAATCATAAAAATTCGTGGCCACTTTTAAAAACAGGATTTGGCCAATTGGACAAATATTTGGCCAATTTTGCAACTTTTTAAGAAAAACGTTGTTCGAGGTCACTTAAATATTCTTAATCGGGCTCGAAAAATTGACCAATTTTGCTCGTTTTTCGGCATTTTTTGGCCATTTTTTGCATTAGGATTTGGCCATTGGCCACTTTTGAAAATGGATTTGGCCACGGGAAAACCCAGTAATTGCAAGGGTTTGAGGGCTCTCTGGCCAAATGGTCAATTATTTTTCTTATTTAGTATAGAGTAAAATTGTAAAATATTTAATTTTAAAATTAAAAAAAGTGAAATTTCAATTCTATAATAAATAAGGGTAAAATGCGGAAAAGTGGCCACAAGTTGATTTTATGCGTAACAAGGAGAACTTCTATGGAATACGTGAATAACGCTGCTCGACTAGTCTATGACGATTTCGTCAACAATTATCCAAATCTGGCTAGAGAGATTGTCGACTGGTATCAGAGCGGTCAACTAGAGATTGTAATTAAACTTCGTAATGATGAACGTCTCGCCTATGACTTCACAAATCATACCTATAGATATTTGAAAAAGTTTAAAGAGAGCGAGTACGGCCTACCCGACTTCTCGGAAGAAGAATGGTCTAGAGGTTTCGCTAGTAAACTTAGAAAAAAAATGCGAGTCAAGGGCATGAGTGGAAAAGAGCTTGCAGCTCGATCTGGAATTAGCGAGTCTCGCATTAGTCAATACTTAAATGGTAAGACAGTGCCGAGTGCAGTGGCCGTCGCTAGACTTGCCCTTGCGCTGGAATGCTCCGTGTCGGAATTGTCGTGGTTCGCTGAGTTGAGTTTGTGAGGGTGGAGGAGAGGGAAGTAAAATGAAAAAGAAGAGTAATAGAAAAGATACCATTGACGACATTAAAAGAAAGATCGAGAGTTTGAACGGGCGCATCAATGCCGCGAACATACGTAACGATAAAATTAAACGGTCCAAACCTCGTGGTATCACAGATATTGTTATTAACCAACATACTATAGATCGGAATGACCGCATCATTGCTAAAAACCAACATGACGTCGAAGTGCTAAGAGAAGCCGCCCATATCTTAGCTGGAAGAACTTATAAGGTGGACTTCTAATACATATTCTTCGCGAATCTAACAATCAGCTTTATAGAAAGGAGTGAACTTTATGTTCGGAAACACGATTTTCAAAAACACACAAGGTTACTTCACCAAAGCAGCTAGCGATCAGCTCGATGTTACTCTCGAAGCTGCCAAGAAACTTGTGAAACTTACTTCTATGGATTGGTATCTTGTAGAAGGAACACTGTATAACAAGGTTCGTGGTGCTTGCTTCGCAGAGGGCATCGTATGCGGTCTGGCCTGCGCTGGTGCAGCCTGTGTGGTAAACAAAGCTGTCAAGAAGCATAAAGAAGAAACCTAATTTAAAGACTAGAGGTTTGCGTAAAACACGCAGCCTCTTTTCTTTTTCTGGGAGAGCGCAGCGATAGCAGCCTCTTTTATTTTTTTGTCCGAAAGTATTGAAGACAATCCACCTCCACATAATTTTACTCAAAAATAGGGACGCGAAAAAAACAGGTCCTTTTATGGAGAGAAGAGAAAATAAACGGCGAAATTTTACAAACACCATTATTTTTTCATTCTCTCTGAGACTGTAACGATATTGAATAAAAACTAACAAGAAAGGAGGCTCATTCGTGGCAAGAAGTTCAAAATTAGAAAGCGGATTTCAAGACAGACTTATTTCGGAACTTAAAACGCTTTTCCCAGGCTGCATGGTCTTCAAGATGGACCAGATTCAAGGCATCCCTGATCTACTCATTCTATATGGAAAGAAATGGGCCTCCCTTGAAAATAAGAAATCGCTCAAAGCTAAGCGTCAACCAAATCAAGAGTACTATGTGGAGCTTATGAACAAGATGTCGTTCTCGAGATTCATCTGTCCAGAGAACAAGGAGGAAGTGTTAAGTGAACTTCGCAAAGTTTTTATGGGCTAAGGACTTCGAGTATAACGTCGACAAGTTCGGTAAAGATCCGAAACATAATGTCTTATACATCGTGGGTCTTAGCGGTTCTGGAAAAACATACACCGCTGAAAGACTTGCGGATGCTGACACGGACGTTGTGAATCTTGACGACTATAACAATGATTATCTATCAGACGAAGCTTACTATTATACAGTCGATAGAATCATTTATGATAGTACACAATTTGCGAGTAACCTGTATCCGAAGCGAAAACTAATTGTCGAAGGGATACAGCTGATCGACATGCATCCCAATTTCTTCAAGGACTACTGTCTTATTGTAAAGCGCACTAACATCCTTACTGCTTTTTACAGAAAGACCGAACGAGATAGAGGTGAAGAGAGTCTCGTAAAAACTCTTTGGAGAAATCGGCACTATTTGAAATGGTACATAACCTGTAGTAGGAAATTAAACACTCTTGTGAAAAGTTTGAGGGGAGACGCTTATGGGATTCGTATTTAATGAACATCACAAATTATCAGGTCTGCATGCGCCTTTCAGTCCTAGTCAGCCTAGCTGGTTGAACTACGATGATGAGAAGGTTCTAGATGTATACCGAAATAAGAAAGCCGCTGAGATGGGCACCAGACTTCATGCCTGGGCAAAGGAGACCATCGATCTCGGCATCAAACAGCCTCGTTCCAAGAAAACTCTTTGCGCATATGTAAATGATGCAATTGGTTTCGGTATGGACACAGAGGTTGTTCTATTTTATTCTGAAAGATTCTTTGGCACTGCTGATGCTATCTGCTTTAGAGATGGCGTTCTCAGAATTCATGATCTTAAAACTGGAAGCACTAAAGTCAAGATTGAACAGTTGGAAGTCTATGCTGCCCTTTTCTGTCTTGAGTATCAGATCAAACCTACTAAGATCGAATTCGAGTTAAGAATCTATCAGAATGACGAAGTGCTATACGCAAATCCGACTCCTGAAAAGATTCAGGAAACTATGGATACGATTGTCCATCTTGACAAATTATTACAAAAAGCTGAGTACGAGGGGGTATAAACCATGAATTCCGTTGTGGAAGAAATGAGAGCCATACTCGAAGGCGACGAAGATGCGCTGTTACACTATGGCGTCAAGAGACGTTCTGGCAGATACCCCTGGGGCTCGGGGGATACGCCTTTCCAGCGTAGCGGAGATCTATTGAGTCGAGTTGATGAACTCAAAGATCAGGGCTTGTCTGAGAAAGAAATTGCTGACAGCATTGGTCTGTCTACCACTGATTTGAGAATGCAGGTTCGAGTTGCTAATCATGAGAGAAAGCAGCTTGAATACGACAGAATCAAGTCTATTATGGACGACGGTATTACTAGTCCTACTGAGATTGGTAGAATTATGGGTAAATCTGAATCTACCATTCGTTCTATGATTAAGGAAAACACCGTTGCCAATCGTAACAGAGCTCGTGCTACTGCCGAGACTCTTAAGGCCGAGCTTGAGACGAAGGGAATCCTGGACGTTGGTGCTAATGTCGAATATGACTTGGGCTGTTCTAAGGGAACTCTGAAAGAAGCTCTGTTTATTCTGGAAACTGAAGGCTATAAGCACTTTGGTGTTGGTATGCCTCAGGTTACTAACAAGAAGCAGCAGACTAACCTGGAATTGATTGCTAAATCCGATAAGGATATTAGTGAACTTCAGAGAGACGTTTACAATGACTATAGTCTTGTTAAGTCTGTCGGTGAATACCATTCCAAAGATGGTGGTAAAACCTATGCAAAGCTTGAGTATCCTGCTAGTTTGGACTCTAATCGAGTAGGTATTCGTTATGCCGAAGAAGGCGGTAAGAGTAAAGATGGCGTCATGGAGATTCGTCGTGGTTGCGCTGATCTGGATCTCGGTAACTCTCATTATGCTCAGGTTCGAATCCTTGTTGATGGAACTCACTATCTCAAGGGCATGGCTATGTATGGTGATGACAAGGACTTTCCTCCTGGCATCGACCTGATGTTCAATACTAACAAGTCTGTTGGTACCGATAAGATGAAGGTCCTTAAGAAGATTAAGGAAGATGACCCTGACAATCCGTTTGGTGCGAACATCAAAGCCAACGGTCAGAGTAAATACATAGACAAAGACGGTGTTGAAAAGCTTTCTCCTATTAATAAATTAAAAGAAGAAGGCGAATGGGACACTGCATCTTCTAAGAATCTGTCGTCTCAGTTCCTTTCTAAGCAGCCTATGCAGCTTATTAGAAAGCAGCTTGATCTTACTTATGCTGACGCAGCTGCTGAATACGATGAGATCTGTTCTCTGAACAACCCGACCATCAAGAAGAAACTCTTGCTTGAATTCGCTGATAACTGTGACGGTTCTGCCGTCCATCTTAAGGCTGCAGCTCTGCCTAGACAGAAGACTCAGGTTATCCTGCCTGTCGATGCATTAAGAGACAACGAGATCTACGCTCCTAACTTTAGACATGGCGAAGAAGTATTCCTGGTTCGTTATCCTCATGGTGGTACTTTCGAAATCCCTCGTCTGAAGGTTAACAACAATAATAAGTCTGCTAAGAATGCCTTGGGTAACACTACTGATGCAGTTGGTATTAACTCCAAGGTTGCAGAGAAGCTGTCTGGTGCGGACTTCGATGGTGATACTGTCATCGTCATCCCTAGTAACAACAAGGTTAAGATCTCGTCCAAGGATACGCTGAAGGATCTTAAGGACTTCGATGCTAAGGTCCAGTACTCCACTGAAGGTAAGACTGGTATCCGTCTGATGAAGGAGTCTGAGAAGCAGAAGCAGATGGGGATTGTCTCTAACCTTATTACTGACATGACCCTGCAGGGGGCTAAGGAATCGGAGATTGCTAGAGCGGTTAAGCACAGCATGGTTGTTATCGATGCTGTTAAGCATAAGCTGGACTTCAAGCAGTCTGAAAAAGACAACGGTATTGCCGAGCTTAAACAGCGGTACCAGAAGCACATCAATGAGGATGGTACTGAGAAGTATGGTGGCGCATCCACTCTGCTCTCTCGCCGTAAACAGACGGTAGAAGTACCTGAGACTAGAGGCTCCGGTAGGATAGACCCCGAGACTGGTAAGGTTATCTACAAGACTACTGGTCGTACCTACATCGATAAGGATGGTAAGGTTAAGGAGGCTACTAAGAAGGAGAAGCTCCTCCTCATGGTGGATGATCTACACGACCTATCTACTGGTACCCCTCAGGAGGAGGCCTATGCTGACTATGGTAATAAGATGAAGGCGTTAGCTAACCAGGCTCGTAAAGAGTATCTGGCAACCCCTCGTCTTAAGTACGATCCTAGTGCAAACGTTACTTATAAGGATGAGGTTAACTCTCTGCTGTCTAAGCTTAATACTGCAGCTAAGAACGCTCCTAGAGAACGACAGGCACAGGCTATTGCTAACTCTGTAGTCAAGGCCAAGACCAATGCTAATCCTGATATGGGTAAAGATGAGGTTAAGAAGCTTAGAGATCGTGAGCTTCATAAAGCTCGTGAATCTGTTGGCGCTGACAGTAAGGGCTCTAAGTTCACACTTACTGACAGAGAATGGGAAGCTATTCAGGCTGGCGCTATCAGTGACTCTAGACTGACCAGCATTCTTCGCTACACTGAAGACAGTGAGATCAGACAGCGCGCAACGCCTAGAACTGTTAGCACATTGTCTAGCGCTCAAGTCACTAGAATCAAAGCCCTTGCCGCGAATGGTCACACAAACCAAGAGATCGCTGACATCATGGGCAAATCTACATCTACAATTTCTAAGTATTTGAAAGGAAGTGATTGATGAATGAGAGTTTCCATGTTAACTACTGTTGACAATCCTTACGATCCTTTCGATAACTTCGATTCTTGGTATCGTTATGACATGGACAAAGGTTATTCTACTTGCTGCTATCTCGATAGAATCTCTCGAACTTCCGATCAATTGACTGAGGAAGAGAATAATGATGAGAATGAACGTGCTATCAACGAGATTCTTAAGTATGATTTCCAAAATCTATACAAAAAAGTTAGCAGAGAAGAAACAAACGAGATACGTGTGAGTACTGGTGAGGAGTAAACCACCCAAGGGGGGGGTCTTCGAAAAATACACCCCCTACCCAGATCGCGCGCCTCATTGATATTTTCCCGGGGGTCGATTTTTGAAAAACAATTTCACTTTTCGCCCCCTGGGTTGTTTTATATTATCAGAAATTTTAGAAAGGAGCTGACATCCGATGGCCCATGAACATAGGATCTATGATACTGACAGGCATTTTCAGATCAATCCTGTTACTCGAGCAATTTCTAATCCCAGTAACAAGGTAACTCTTATTCAGTATGACCATAATTCAGAGCTGTTCGGCTTTGAGATTCCGCGTTATGTCGACGGCCACGACATGTCGCTCTGTAATCGCGTCGAAGTTCATTATATTAACATCGGTGCGAAGTCTCAGAATACTGGTTTATACGAAGTAACTGATTTACAGGTTCTTCCCGAAGATGAGGATATAGTTACTTGTACCTGGCTTATTTCTCAGAATGCAACACAGCTTGTCGGTAGTCTTCATTTCATTGTTAGATATGCTTGTGTCGAGGAAGATAATACAATTTCCTATAACTGGAACACGGCAATTTATTCTAGCATTAAGGTCTCGAGCGGTATCTATAACTCTGAGCATGTGATCGATCAGTATGCCGACATTCTCGAGGAGTGGAAACAGGCTCTCTATGCAGAAGGTCTTAAGATTAGTTCTGTTGAACAGACTGTTGTCTCCACAGAGGATAGTGGTGTAAATGAGTTTACCTTTACCATGACTGACGGTAGTAAAAACATTTTCATCGTGAGAAATGGTTCCAAGGGTGATATTGGTAATCCTTTCACTTATGAGGATTTTACTGCTGAACAGTTGGCAGCACTTACTGGACCGACTGGCTCCTCCATCAAGACTATCACTAGAACTTCTGGCACTGGAGCTGCTGGTACCATCGACACTTACACGGTCGCTATGACCGATGGTTCAACTTCGACTTTCCAGGTTTATAATGGCGCTGATGGTGAGGATGGAGCCTCTATTCAGTCTATTACTCGAACTTCTGGTACAGGTGCCGCTGGTACTACTGACACTTACACCGTTACTCGGACTGACGGAACTGTGTGTGGCACCTTTAATGTCTATAACGGCGCTAACGGAACAGGTGCTGGCGATATGACTATGGCTGTCTATGATCCTCAGGGAAAGGCGCAGGATATTTTTGCTTATGTCGATAACGCAATTAGCGACATTCCGACTCCTGATGTATCCGGACAGATCAAGATTCATAATACCGACACCACTGCTCACGCGGATATTCGTGCTGCCATAGACGCGATTGAGATCCCGACGGTTCCCACCAAGGTGAGTGCGCTTGAGAATGATAGTGGCTATATAACTGCAGACGTAATTCCCACGGATGTAAGCGCTTTTACGAATGATAGCGGCTATATCACTACAGATGCAATTCCTACGAAGACTAGCGAATTGACTAATGATAGCGGTTATATCACCGAAAGCGCAGTTCCTACGAAGACTAGCGAATTGACTAACGATAGCGGCTATATCACTACAGATGCAATTCCTACGAAGACTAGCGAATTGACTAATGATAGCGGTTATATCACTGCAGACGCAATTCCTACGGTTCCTACGAATGTTAGCGCTTTTACAAATGATAGTGGCTATATAACCGCGGAAGCAATTCCTACGATTCCGACCAACGTAAGCGCGTTCACGAACGACAGCGGTTATGCGACTGAGACATATGTGGACTCCGCTATCGGCGATATCGCTACTGTACTCGATTCTATTAATGGCGAGGTGATCTAATGGGAACGATTGTTGATAAGTTGAATAAACTCCTTTCTACGAAGAATGCGATTAAGGCTTCTATCATAGCTAAGGGTCAGACTATTTCCGATACCGACCCCTTCGCTAGCTACCCCGCAAAGATCGATGCCATTGAGACCGGAGTTGACACGAGCGACGCTACAGCTACTGCTGGCGATCTACCAGAAGGTGTGACTGCTTATGTTAATAGTGAGAAGGTAACTGGTACTGTTCCTGTAAGTAAGGCCGGAAGCTCTTTACCATCTGATTATTACACAGTAGGTGTAAGCGCAAACGGAGTCGTTGCAAGAGGTAAGGTAACATCTGACTACTTAGTTCGCTCTGGTGGATATACCAGAATCGAGATTCCCGCAGAAAATTTCGGTGACGCTACCGCCGTCGATGTTGCTTCCGGCAAGACCTTCACTAGTGCTGCTGGTTTGAAAGTTACCGGTACCATGGTTGCAGATGGTTGGGAAAAAGTTCAATTCATGCTCGAAGGTTCCGGAGAAGCTAGTTTGTCGACTGATATTTACGGCAACGGCGTGTTTTATATAGATTTCGCATCTCCTATATCGGATTTTTGCGGTTTATCTATATTTTACGAATACGATGATGGTCCTGGTTATCAATCGTATGCTTCGTCTATTGTGCCCGGATTTAGTGATGATACGTTTATAGGTATGTATCATAATTTTGACTGGGCTAATGAAGATTCTGATGGATTTATTTCTGGAACAGAGGGAGACGCCCTCTATGATTGGGGTATTACTGCTTCCTTAGTATCGTCCACGAGAATTAAAGTAGATATGAACGAATTAGGCAATTGGCTCATGGACTCTAGTGATGCTAGCGGTCACTATGGGACCGGAACCGTCTTTGTCAAATACGTATAATAATATACACACGCTGCCAATGTTAAAAGGAGGAATGTCCATGTCTGTTTATAAAATTCCTCGCAAAATTGCACGCTTTGAGATTTTTCGACCCAAGACGACGTTAAAGTCCTGGCTATCGAAACAGTCGGATAAACCTGATATTCTGTTTAATGCGAGCTTATATACAGGCTCATACGTTCCATGTGGCACGATATGGAACGATGGGGAATTAGTTAGCAACCAGGGTAAAGGTTTCGGCTTCGGTACAGTTGATAAAAAGACTGTTGAATTTGGACAACCTTGGGACAAGAAATGGTACGATTTTATAACCGGTTATTATGGGCTTGTCCAAAACGGTAAAGCTATCGACCCTCCCTGGAAGGACGCTTATGTATTCGACAAAGCTCTGAACCGTATCGCTTTTGGTCAACTTAAGTCCGGAGAATTCGCAATATTCTGTGAAAATGGAAAAACCATCAAGCAGTATGCTGTCGATGCGGAACGAGCTGGTTTCAAATCCCTCTGTAATCTGGACGGCGGAGGTTCCAGAGCCCTCTATTGGCTCGGCAAGTGGGTTCACACTAGCACGAGAACTCCGTACAACGCCGTCGCTATATGGTTGGAGCCAAAGAAAACTATCGTAAAACCATCTATAAGTGCTGGTAAAGAGGTGAGTTCTGTGCAGGTAGTCTGTAATGCGAAGACGAAAGTCTACAATTCTAGTGGTAAAGTCGAAATTGGTCGCTATATCACCAAAGGCGACATTTGTGAACTGACGAACAAACTAGACCTCGACAATCTTCAGGTTGAGATCATCTATCCTGCAGGTGTCAACATGCGAACTGCGTATATTAAAGACTTGGCTAATTTTACCAAACTATAAAATCATTAATTAAGGTCGGGAGGGGATGCATAGTGCTTCTCCTCTCTATATCTTATTACTAAGGAGGTTATATAACATATGTCTTTTAACGCACGAATTAAAAACAAAAGAGACACAGCTTCCAATTGGGAAACCAACAATCCGATACTGTTAGCCGGTGAATTGATCATCGTCGATACCAATGCAGGTGACGTCAGATTCAAGATCGGTGACGGTACCAAAACCTACACTCAGCTTCCGTTCCAGGACGAATCGTTATATAACGTCCTGAGTACTAAGGCCGATTCCGCCGATCTAGAGTCTCTTCAGGCTTCCATCGTTCAGTCCGACCTCTCTCAGACCGACTCCACTCAGATTGACTACGTGAAGGGTGTTCTTAGAAATGAGCATCTACCCGAGGGGTATCCGTATAAGAGCGAAGAAACCATTCTGGATGGTACTTTTGAGTTTGTAGACAGTGATGGTGTGTATATGCGCCAGATCGCGGATGAGAACTTTACCTATGTCGATGGTAAATCTTATACTGTTATTTGGGATGGCGAAGCTTATCAATGTGTTGCTACTACCGTTTATAATATACCTGTACTTGGAAATCTTGGGATTGCGGGTATGACCGATACAGGCGAACCGTTTTTGTTCATGGATCAGGGCAATGGTCAGAAAATTATTGGAACAAACGACACTGCCGCTACTCATACGGTTACCGTTTGTGCGGAAATCGCCTACCCCATGTCCGAGGAGTACTTGCCTGACCATACTCACAGTCAGTATCTAACCGCTATTCCTAGTGAATACGTCACTGAGACTGAACTGACCGCTAAAGGTTATCTAACCGCTATTCCTAGTGAATACGTCACTGAGACTGAACTGACTGCCAAGGACTATGCTACCAAGACCGAAGTGGCAGCTAAGGCCGATTCCGCCGATCTAGAGTCCCTTCAGTCTGAATTCGATGACCATACTCACGACTTCTCCGAACTGACCGTCACCGATCCCGAAGCTGCCAAGACCGCTCTCGCTATTGAGAATGGGATGGTGCTGAAGAATCTGCAGGCGGCGATGCCGAGTTCTAAAATCTGGAATACGGTCGCCTACGGTAACGGTAAGTTTGTAGCAGTAACATCTAGCGCTAGTTCTAAAATCATAGCATACAGTGAAGACGGTGTCACCTGGACATCTGCTGGCCTGCCTACGTCTTCAAAATGGAACTCCATTACCTATGGTAACGGTAAGTTTGTAGCATTGGCGTATTCATCCAATCTTGTAGTATACAGCGAAGATGGTATCACTTGGAATTATGCCACACTCCCTATTAGTGACATTCGGATTGCCGTCGCCTATGGTAACGGTAAGTTTGTAACATTAGAACGTGGGGGTGACGCCGCAGCATATAGCGAAGACGGTATCGCTTGGACTGCTACCACGTTGTCTATTATTAAAAATTGGAGCTCCATTACCTATGGTAACGGTAAGTTTGTAGCAATATCGGAATCTGCTACTGCAGCATACAGCGAAGACGGTATCACTTGGACTGCTACTACTATGCCTAACAATGGCAATTGGAAGACCGTCATCTACGGTAATGGAAAGTTTGTAGCTGTGGGAAGCGGTGAGACCATTGCGGCCTATTCCGAAGATGGTATCGCGTGGGCTGCTACTAATAATATGCCTATTGGTCAAAGATGGTGGTCTGTCGCTTATGGTAATGGTAAGTTTGTAGCAACAGCGGAGTCTTCTGATATTGCAGCATACAGCGAAGACGGTATTACTTGGACTGCTACTACTATGCCTGGGTCTAAAAACTGGTATTCCGTCGCCTACGGTAATGGTAAGTTTGTAGCTGTGTCAAATGATGTTGCAGCATATAGCGAAGACGGTATCACTTGGCATTCCGAACTTAAGATGATCACCCAAAATGGAGAAGATGTCACTGCCGACACTCTGATCGTCCTGGATCACACTCATGATGAGTATCAACGTACTCTGACTATCACAGACGATGGCGCCGGTAATGTAGTCATTTCTTAAAGGGGCTGATAATTCATGAAAGAGATGAAGACATTAAAGTTCCCTAATCAAGACGAACCTTATGAAATCGTAGATGCTCATGCTAGAAGTCAAATATCTAATGCGCAACAGAAAATAAGTCATATTATTGAATCAATGTCTATCTCTACAATTGAGCCATCAGATGATGACATTCCAAAAGTTTTTATTGATGGCGCAATGCCTACGACAAAAGATGATGTGTCTGCTGAATTGACCTATATTTCAAAAACACTTAGTTTTCATTCATACGTAACAATTAAATGTCAAGGCACATCTTCTATGAAATATCCGAAAAAGAATTACACCATCAAGTTGTTTACAGACGAAGATCGTACAATAAAACTAAAAAATAATTTTAGAGGATGGGGAGAACAAAATAAGTTCTGTTTAAAAGCAAACTGGATTGATTTATCGCATTCACGAAATATTGTCTCTGCAAGACTTTGGGGAGACATTGTAAAGTCTCGTGAAAATTATAATGAGCTACCAGAAATGCTACGTACCAGCCCCAACCAAGGCGCGATCGATGGATTCTTTATAAAAGTATACTACAATGGTGTGTATCAAGGGCGTTACACATGGAATATTCCAAAAGATGCTTGGATGGCAAATATGGATGACGAACTTGATACGCACTGTATTCTTTGTGGAGAAAACTATGATGGCGGATGTTTCAGAGCATTACCAATTATAGACGAGTCGGACTGGTCAGATGAAGTTCATGATACCTGCCCTGATAGTATAAAGGCTAGATGGACCGAAGTAGTAAATTTCATTATGACCAGTTCTGACGAAGATTTTAAGGCGAACTTGAGTAGTTATTTCGATATTAAAAGCTTGATTGACTATCATATATTTGGTCTAGCCATGTGTGGACTTGACTCATATGGTAAAAACCAAATATATATGACATATGACGGCAATAAATGGATTGCTTCAATGTATGATTTAGATAGCACTTGGGGTTTGTATTGGAATGGCGAAACGCTTGTCTCTTCGGATTATGCTCGTACTAGCTTTGAAGATATGGTAAATGGTCGCCAAGGAAACTTGCTATATGAGCGTTTAGAGCAAAATTTTTATGAAGATTTACAAACAAGATGGGAATGTTTGAAAAATAATGCATTGTCATTGACAAATATTATCAATCGCTTTGAGCGATTCACAGATACAATGACTTCCGACTTAATAAAAGAGGATTATGCTTCTACTACTGCCAACGGTGGTTATACTGGCATCCCGTCTATAGCAAAAAATAACATTCAACAGATAAGAAATTTTGCTGCATCAAGACGCACTTGGACTGACGAGTATTTAGAGTCTCTCACTCCTATTGTAAGAGTTCCTTGTATCGGCATCACCTTGTCTGCAAATGAGCTTGCGTTTACAGAAAAGGGAACTCAAACTATAGTTGCGACAGTTGAACCTACAGATACTACTGACAAGATTGTATGGATAACTAGCGATGAAAATGTTGCAACTGTTGATAATGGAGTTGTAACTGCTGTGTTTAATGGTAATGCGACTATCACCGCGACTTGTGGTGACTACTCTGCGACATGTTCTGTTGCAGTTAGTGGTATCGAAGAACCTAGTATTCCTGACGAACCTGATGAAACCATACTTTATAGCTTACCTGCTGTAACAGAATTCGATGGTACAAATTATATTGATACTGGAGTTGCTCCGTTGGCAACAGATGTCCCATTTACTATTTTCATAGATTGGACTCATACAGGCGAGAGTGATTTCGTTGGAAGTATGCATGTTATTGCTCATGCGATGACAGAAAATACTCCATACCCCGGAATTATCTTACAATATAATAACAATGGTATCGTTTCTGAATATAGACAAGGATCTAATACGATTTCTTCTAACTCTACTTCTGCTCTTATTGAAAACGCCGATTTACAGCGAGTTAAAGTAATATTCAGAAAAGAAGCCGATGGATATATCACAGTATCTAGATGTTACAATGAGAATGGTCAAATTCACACCAATAGAAAACAGATCGATTATGTCGCTGTTCCTGAAGAACTGCGTCTCGGCTGTTATCGTTCTAATGTTGGTGGAACAGGCCGTTTTGCAAAGGGTATCATGAACGATTGTAAGATTTACAATTATGCATTAAGTGATGAAGAAATTCAAGAGCTTATTGCATCTTAAAATTAAAACTTCTTTTTAGGAGGTTGATTATATTGAAAGAAATGAAAACTCTGAAATTTCCTAATCAGGAAGAAGCGTACGAAATTGTAGATGCTCATGCGAGAGAACGTATCGATGAACTTGAAGCTCTTCAGTCTGAAGTCGACGGTAAACAGAATGTCCTCACCGGCACTGAAGGTCAGATTGTCGGTTTCGATGCCTCTGGTAATGCTGTTGCCACTGAGATGCCTGCTTCTGGTCTTCCGATCGTCACCACTGATGGCGGTGATGGTTCCTATTATACTGCCACTGTTCCGGGTATCACTGCGCTGACTCCTGGTATTACTTTCATCATGATTCCTCATGTTGACAGTACGTCCACTCAGCCGGCTCTTAAGGTTAACGGTCTGACTTCTAAAATGTTGAACAGACAGGTTTCTGCCAGCATCACGTTTGCTACGGCTGCTACCGATGCAAATTGGCTTCCTGCTGGTTATCCGGTCCAGGTCATGTATAACGGCTCGAAGTGGATTGTCAAGGATCTGCCTAAGCCTTATGCTGCTGATCTGTATGGTACTGTTCCTATCTCTAAGGGTGGTACTGGCGTAACTTCTATCGAGGACACCGTGTATACTACAGCTCGATACCGAGCATCCGCACTTGTAAGTTCGGAGACCGATCCTACTGTTAACGGCGTGATTAACTGGACTTACGAATAAGGAGGTGTTGACCTATGGCACACAAAACGCTTGTAGGTGGCACAGCCTATGAAGTAAGCGGTGGCAAGACCCTTGTGGACGGTACTGGCTACGAAATCGCAAAAGGAAGAACGCTTGTAGGCGGTACTGGCTATGATATTCCGTTTACTAAATCGTATCTTGTGAGAATCACAGGAGGGTGGGATATTCAAGCAGGCTCTACTTGCTATGTGATGATTGGCGGTGTGACATATAACACAGACCAAGAACTTTGGGTTGAAGAAGGAACTTCAATTGTAGTGTATTGCGGTGGTACAGAGAGATTGGGTAGCGGTAATATCCGAGTTATATCCACGGACAATGGCGCTCAATCGGTTGCAACCGCAACTTATCCAAGCAAAGCGAGTTATGATTACACTAAACTCTTCAATGCTGAAACTGAAATCTATATCACAATGGGCAGTTCAAATAGTCGTGTAGTTTCTATCACTTCAAACGATACACAGGCAGAAATCCTAAGTAATACGCTATAAGGGGGAATAAACCATGACTTATGTAAAAATCAACGGTAACCTTTACCCGGCTAATATCGAAGGTAAGATGAATGATCGGGAATGGGACAACCGTGCTAGTAAAACCATCAAGCTGGAAATGACCCACTCTGAAGCCGACTCTATTTTTGTGGATGGCTTGATCTGGGACATCATCATGGATGTGGATCAGCCTCAGGAAGACGGCTCTATTATCACTGTTCAGGAAGAATACGACAACAGCGAATTCTGCGTAGCTGGCGACATCACTGACCATCGTGACGGTACTCTGTCCGTTAAGATGGGTAAGTTCACCACTGAAGAGATGCTGCTGATGGAGGTGCTGGCATGAAAGTAAGCGCTAATTCTATTCGCATCCTATATCGCGCTGGTAAGATCACTATTGAAGGCGTGAAGCAGGCTTACGACCGCGGTTGGATTACTGCCGAGGATTATGAAAAGATCACCGGCGAAGTCTACGCTGCTTAAAATTCAAAATGGAGTAAATGACTCATACACAAGCATACTCCTAGGCTAAAACTCAAATCGGTCCAAACCAAGATAGCATTAGCAAGGGTTCATAGGGGTCTTCCTCCTACACCTCCTTTCACATATTTAGCGCGCCATCTCTCCCCTGGCAGCGCTTTATTTCTTTTTCATGGGTTCTTTGCTCCTTTCAGACCCGACGATCTCTATGAACCCTTACCAATGCTATCTTGGTCTTGGACCTAAAATACAAATCTAATGCAAAATCATATTAACAAAATCTATCGGAGAGGAGGCAGTAAATATGGCAAAAGCTAAATCTACAGGCTCGTCTACTACAAGAAAGATGAGACCCGCATTAACCCCAGAGGCTAGAGAGAACCAGCTGATCGCTTTAGCAACAGATCTTGTAGAGCAGCGACTAATCGATGGTACTGCCTCTTCGCAAGAGACTACACATTTTCTTAAGCTCGCCACAACGAAGGCGAGGCTTGAACGTGAGATTCTCGAAAAGCAGAAAGAGCTTATCGTCGCTAAGACCGAGACTCTGCAGTCTGCTAAGAGAATGGATGAGATGTATCAGGAGGCCATTAAGGCTATGAGTCGATACCAAGGACATGGTGATCCAGATGAAGAAGACGATTATTAGAACATATTCCGAACTGATCACTCTGCCGACTTTTGAAGAGCGATATCGCTATCTGCAACTCAATGGAGCAGTTGGCAAGGATACGTTTGGTTTCGACAGATATATCAATCAACAATTTTATAGGTCTAAAGAATGGCAAAGAATTAGAGACGAAGTGATTATTCGAGATAATGCATGCGATTTAGGGATGGAAGGCTACGAGATTCATGGTCGTATTTACGTTCATCATATGAACCCGATCATGGTCCGAGATATCCACTCTAATAGCAACTATCTCATGAATCCAGAGTTTCTGATATGCACAACTCATCGAACCCATAATGCTATCCACTATGGCGATGAAGACCTGCTTGCCAGAGCTCCGATCGAGCGAACAAAAAACGACACATGCCCTTGGAGGTGATGATCTATGGCGCATTCGCACAGTGTAAAAGACTCTGATTCGTATTTTACTATTAATCCAGCAACCAGGTCGATTGAAAACAAGTCTGGAAAGTTGACCCTCGTCCAGTACGACCACAATTCCGAGCACTTCACTTTCGAAATGCCTAGATACATCGAGGGTCATGACATGTTGTTATGTAATAAAACGGAAATTCATTATAACAATATAAGCGATGCTAAGACTAACCCAGGTCTTTATCCGGTATCGGACATGCGAACCAAGCCTGACCACGATGATCGTATCGTTTTCACTTGGCTTATTTCCAGGAATGCTACGAAACTTGTCGGTCGTTTGGCGTTTATCGTTCGATTTGCATGTGTATCCGATGAAACTATCGTCGAATATGCCTGGAACACACAGCCGTATAGCGATATTAAGATTGTGACTAGCATCAACAATACAGATGCCATTACCGACGAGTTCGAGGACCAGTATACTGACGTTCTCGCTGAATGGAAGAATAATTTCATTGGACTTGAGGAAGCTGAGGCCATCCAATCCCAATTAGATCTAAAAGGCGATAGTCTCTACTTCGATACGACTACCAATTTATTGTATTTAATGAGTAATGGTGAAATCGTTGGCGATGGTGTGGCTGTAGCAGCATCTGGAGGTGGCGGCGGTGGTGGAGGTACCACTACCGAGTACACTATCACACTTAAGAATCTCCTAGACGATCGAGTTTTTTCAGTCCCCGGAGGGTCTAGTGTAATTCTGAAATTCTCCTATTCCAGCGTTGATGCCGATGGTTATAGCGATGGTTCCGGCGTAGGTACGATTACCATTAATAACATTAAGAAAGCTACGGTTAGCATCAGTCAGGGAGAAAACACTCTCGACATTTCCAGCTATCTCGTAGATGGTCTCAATACTGTTAAGTTATCTATAGCAAATAGTGAAGGTAGCAGCAGGAGCGTCACTTATACAATAACCGTTGTAACTTTGACTATTAGTACTACGCTGGAAGATTTCACAATTCAAAATGGAGATATGACCTTGTATTATACTCCGACTGGCTCGGGTGAGAAGACCGTGTATTTCGATATCGATGACAAAAACATCGGTACTCAGTCTGTATCGTCCAGCGGAAAGAGTCAGAGTTATGTCATTCCTGCCCAGTCTCATGGCGGTCACATCTTGGAACTCTACGCGAGTATGATAAATGGTGATTCTTTGATCGTCAGCGAGACTTTGAAACGAGGGATTATTTGGGTCGATTCCTCTGATATGACCCCGGTCGTCTTGATTAAATTCGATATGGCCAAGGCTACGCAAGGCGAATCTCTTACCATTCCTCATATGGTGTACAATCCGGCAAATGAGACCGCTGACGTTATATATACCGTCTTAAATGAAGATGGTAGCGTTTATAGTGAGAAGTCTTTGAGCGTTGGTAGAACGGCTCAGAACTGGATCGTGCAAGATTATCCGCTTGGAAAGGTAACGTTCCGCATCTCCTGTGGATCGGTTTCTTCGAGTAAGACCGTCACCGTCGAAAAGAGCAACATAGTGATTGAGACCGTCAGTGATTCGCTCGTTCTCGACTTTAATCCTGCCGGCAGAACCAACCAGGAAGCAACTCCCGCTACTTGGACTGATGGTAATGTCACTGCTACATTCACGAACGTCGGTTTCTCTGGAGCAGATGGTTGGCTGGCAGATAGTGATGGATCTTCTAAACTGCGAATTCTACCTGGCGGTGAGATGACGATTCCGTATCAGCTTTTCGCCTCTGACCGAAGAGACTCTGGTCTGACTGTTGAAGTTGAAATGGCTACGCATAACGTGCGAGACTACGATAGCATCGTCTTGTCTTGTCTATCGGGTGGTCGAGGCTTCAAAGTGGCTTCTCAGTATGCGCAACTTAACTCTGAGCAGTCTAGCATTTCCATGCAATTTAAGGAAGACGATCGAGTACGACTGACCTTTGTGGCCGAGCCGAAAGCTTTGAACCGTCTGATTTACGTTTACGTAGACGGCGTCATGTGTGGCTCGATCCAGTATCCTGAGGACGATAACTTCCAGCAGAATCCGGCAACCGGTATCACTATTGGCGCCGAGAGCTCGGGTATCGATATTTATCGAATTCTGCTGTATACGAAGGGTTTGAGTCGAAACGAGGTTCTGGACAACTATATCGCTGGCAGAGCAACTCTGCAGGAGCGATTGACCGCCCATGCACGTAACGATATTTTAAGTGTTGCTGAGGAATTAGTGATTTCTAAGCTCCCCGCAACTCTTCCTTATATGATCATCGCATGCCCTGAACTCCCGCAGTTTAAAGACGATAAGAAGACTTGCACGATCACTTATGTGAATACTGCAGATCCTTCTAAGAGTTTTACTGCCGAGGGCGTGCAGATCGATGTTCAGGGTACCTCTTCGGCAGGTTATAAGAAGAAGAACTTTAAACCTAAGTATAAGAAGGGCTTTACCTACACGTCGACTGGCGAGTTCAGCGAGACCTATAAACTTCGGGATAATTCGATTCCTGTATCGGTATTTTGTTTAAAGGCTGACGTCGCTTCGTCTGAAGGTGCAAACAACGTAGAATTGGTTCGTTTCTATAACGACGTGTGCCCTTATATTCATCCCGCTGCCGCATCCGATAATCGTGTTCGTTGGGGTATCGATGGCTTGCCGATCGTTGTGTTCTGGCAGAATACGGATACGGGTGTGGTTAAGTTCTGGGGTAAGTACAATGCGAACAATGATAAAAGTACCGCAGAAACATACGGTCTAACTAATGGATGCGAATCTTGGGAAATTTGTAACAATACCAGCGACCGTGTCATCTTCAAGAAGAGTGACTATGGTGATGGCTGGACCAGTGACTTCGAAGCTCGCTATCCTGAGGATAATCTCGACTATACTAATCTTAAACGCCTGACAGATTGGTTGGTATCCACCGATCGTTCTGCGGTCGATACTGACGAAGAGAAGACTGCTCGACTTGAGAAATTCAAAATGGAGTTCGAGGACTACTTCGTCAAAGAACCGACCCTGTTCTACTATTTATTCACTGAAGTATTTCTGATGGTGGATAGTAGAGCTAAGAACTTCTTCCCATCTACGTATGATGGTATACATTGGTTGCCGCTTCCTTACGATATGGATACTGCTATCGGCATTAACAACGAAGGCGCCCTGGTCTTTGATTATGACTTGGAAGACACTGACGTTATCGATGGAGCAGATGTATTCAACGGTCAGCATTCCGTTCTTTGGTGTAACGTCCGTGATGCATTCTACGATGATATCAAAGATATGTATGCTGAACTCCGAGGCGGCACTCTGTTTAATTACGATACCATTATCAAGCGTTTCAGCGACCATCAGACCGTGTGGCCTGAGGTTGTCTGGAACGAAGATGCCTGGGAGAAGTATCTTGAACCTCTTATTAATGATAAAGATGGTTCATATTTGACTATGCTTCAGGGTAGTAAAGCCAGCCAGCGTGAATGGTGGTTATATAACGGTTTCAGATACCGTGATAGCAAATACCAGACTGGCGACGCTCAGAAGCAATATATTACTCTTAGATGCTACGCGGTCGGTAATATTACTGTCACCCCGTATTCACACATTTGGCCTCGTATTAAGTACGGTTCTTATCCCGTGACTGAACGCGGTAAGCGAAACGTGCCTGTTACCCTGGAATGTCCGCTTGATAATATGAACGATACCGAAGTCTATATCTATTCTTCGGATCGATTGATTGACATCGGCGACCTTTCTCACCTTATGGTTGGCTATGCTAACTTCTCCATGGCTAACAAACTTACGAGCTTGAAACTTGGCGACGGGGCGGAAGGTTATCAGAATACGAGATTGAACGAGCTATATGTCGGTAACAACGAACTATTGACTAGCCTGGACATTCGTAATTGTGCGAATTTGACCATGACTGTCGATCTTAGCGGTTGCGCTGGCCTTGAGACTATTGAAGCAGAAGGAAGTAGCGTGACTGGTTTCACCCTTCCAATTGGTGGCAATCTTCAGACCATGCATCTGCCTGGCACGATGACAAACTTGACCCTGCGTAACATGAAGCAGCTCACGGAGTTGACGATGGAAGGTTATTCCGCGTTGACTACTCTCCGTATCGAAAATACTCCTAACGTTCCCCTGGAGACCATTATTAATGGCGCCAGTAGCCTTGAACGTGTGAGACTAGTCGATATTGAGTGGACTGCCACAGACGAGGCTTCACTAACCACAACGATTAATCGTTTGAAGACCTGCGGAGGTCTTAATGCAGATGGTAGTAACAGTACTTCTGCGGTTATTAACGGCAGAGTTTATGTCGATAGTGCGTCTGATGAATTGTTAGAGACTATTTACACTAACTTCCCCGATCTGGTGGTTGTTGTTGCCGGCTCTGTGAGTTATCTGGTTCGTTATCTGGATTACGATGGTACTCTGCTGTATAGCGTGTTGCTTGGAGAAGGCGAAGATCTTATCGATCCTGTTGAAGCTGGACTGATTGATGTTCCTACACGAGAACTCTCTGATGAGAGTATCTATGTATACGCAGGATGGTCTGAGAATCCGACAAATATTACTAGAAACTATACCCTGGTTGCGCAGTATGTTATCGCCCATCGTGTTCGTTTTCTCGTGGATGACAATGTGTATGATATTCAGTGGATAATCGCTGGTGAAAGCGCAGTCATTCCAGCTAATCCTACGAAAGATAGTACCGTCCAGTACGTGTATACGTTCGATTCGTGGGATATGGATCATACCAATATCGCTGCTCCGACTGATATTTCTGCTATATTCGTAGCGACTCTTCAGGTTTACACCGTGTCTTTCTATAACGGAACAGTATTATTACAGACTGTCACTGCTGAGTATGGTAGCGACGCTGTATATACTGGCGCTACGCCGGAGTATGACGAGGTGGACTATGAGTTCTACGGATGGAATCCAGAGCCTATCGCTATTACCGGAAATATGAACTGCTATGCGAAATTTAAGTATACCGGTCTATATTCTGTTAAGATCGCGGACCGCACGCTTGCTGGATCGTATGAGAATGATCGAGTTACTTCGGTTGGTCTTTATACATTCTATAGCTGCCCCGACTTAGAGTCTATAAGTCTACCTTCTGCGACTTCTATTGGTAGAAACGCGTTTAGGTATTGCTACGCATTGACTAATGTCAACATCCCGAGCGTGAAGACGCTTGATAGCTCTGCGTTTAGTTACTGCACAGCACTGACGAGAATCGATATCCCTGCGGTGACATCTATCGCCAATCAGGCATTTTATAGATGCTCCGCGCTGAATACTTTGATTCTGCGCAGTAATACAATGTGCGCTCTAACGGGTACTAATGTATTTGTCGATACGCCGATTGCGGATGGTACTGGTTATATTTACGTTCCGGCTGCTCTGCTTGAGGAGTATATCTCTGCAACAAACTGGAGTGCTATGGCCGATCAATTCCGCGCTATTGAAGACTATCCTGATATTACTGGAGGTGCCGCATGAGTGATTTTATCAACACGACCGATGTCTTAGGTGACGATGCGGTATGCGATGGGATGATCATGAAGACTTTGTCAGAGTATGCAGACAGTCACGTCACCACTATAGGCGATTATGTGTTTTATAACTGCAATAAACTGACGAAGCTCGATCTACCAAACGCCGCGTCAATCGGGGTATTCGCGTTCTATGGCTGTTCGGCGATGAAGACTATTAATCTACCTGTTGCAACACTGATCGATAACTATGCGTTCTACAACGGTTATGCACTTGAATCGGTGAATACTCCGCTTGTAACAGAAATTGGTAAATCTGCATTTCGGTATTGTACAAAACTCGCATCGATCGACCTACCTTCGGCGATACTGATCGACTCGTATGCGTTCTATAACTGTACGTCTTTAACTGCGATTATCCTACGCAGCGAAACGACGTGCGAATTGACCGACACAAATGTATTTACCAATACTCCGATTGCCGATGGTACTGGTTATATCTACGTGCCTAGCACACTCGTAGAAATATATCAAAATGGGACCAATTGGTCTCTCTATTCCAGTCAATTCCGAGCTATCGAAGACTATCCCGATATCATTGGAGGTTAAATATGATTGTAACTGAACATTTTACCACTCGCTCCGATGGTGTTGAGCTTATTCGCACCTATTCTGATGCTGGTATGATGATTGAACGGGATGGTATTCGCTATTCCGAGGCTGTGGACCCTATTCATATTGGTAGGGTCTACACCGAAACAACCGAGCGAGTAGAAGAATAGAAAGGAGATGATACCAGATGGCACACGCTCATAATATTGTTGATTCGGATCTACACTTTACGATCAATCCTTTGACTAGAGTGATTTCGAATAAGACTAATAAGATTACTATTATCCAGTATGACCATAACTCCGAGCGGTTTACTTTTGAGATCCCCAGATATGTTGATGGACATGATATGTCGCTTTGTAACAAGGTAGAAGTTCACTACAACAACATCGGAACCTCGGGTAAGAGTCAGGATTCTTACGAAGTCACAGACCTTGCGATTAGTCCCGTTGATGAAAATCTTGTTACCTGTAGCTGGCTGATCTCTAATACCGCGACTAAGTATGCCGGACAGTTGAACTTCCTTGTCCGATATGCTTGCATGACTGACGATACCATCGACTATGCCTGGAGTACAGCAATCTATTCTGGCATATCCATTTCCAACGGCATCTATCACGGTTCTGATGTCACAACGGTTGTTGATACTGCCGATGCGACCGCAACCGCCGAAACTATTCTTAGTGGTTATACCGCTTATGTGAACGGTAGAAAGATTACCGGCACGTATGTACCGCCCGCAACTACTTAATTAAAAGGAGGCTCACTCATGAGCAATAAGCATAGAGACTATACCAAGTATGCAAAGACCCAGGACGAGCCTGTCATGACTGTTATCGACGCGCCCTCCTTTGAAGAGGTTAAGGACGCCGAGGTTATCGAGCCTGTCGAGACTGCAGAGATTGTCGAACCTATTGAGGCTGTGGAGCCTATTATCGAGACTGCTCCCGCGCCTAAAATCGGTAGAGTATTTGGCTGCACCAGTCTGAATGTCCGTAAGGCTCCTAAGACTAATGCTGTGGTTATCTGCACGATCAACTGTCATGCCGAAGTCGAGATCGATGAGTTGGAATCCACTGACGATTTCTATAAGATTTGCACTGCTTCCGGCGTCGAAGGCTATTGTATGAAGAAATTCATTCGAGAGTCGGACGCCAAGTAAAGGAGATTCAAAATGGATAGCATACTGACATCGATAAAGAAGTTGCTTGGCATCACGGCCGAGTATACGCAGTTTGATACGGATCTGATTATACATATCAACTCCGTATTCTCGATTCTGACTCAGCTCGGTGTCGGCCCATCTACTGGGTTTTCTATTCATGACGAGTATCGCGCATGGACTGACTTCTTGCCGGAAGATCCCAGACTCGAAATGGTGAAAACTTATGTTTATCTGAAGGTTAGACTTATGTTTGACCCTCCGGATAGATCCGCTGTGGCAGACGCTATAAAGCGACAGATCGACGAATTGGAGTTTAGGCTCAATGTCGCCGCGGACCAAGCGTCTCAGTAATATTATTATATTTACGATAGGGGTGACAAAATGAAACCTAAAATCTCCATTAAGGTCGGAAATGGTCATGATCCTGTAGAGATACAGAAGGCTATTGATACCGATCTGCAGACTACGAGTAAAACTGTCGTGGGTGCCATTAATGAGCTGTATGATGAGATCGCGAATCTCCAGAACGAGGAAGTAGGTGAGAAATCTGTATATAATGCGGATACTCACTATGATTTCCCCTCCATTGGCGATGTCGATGTCGTCTATAAAGCGCAGAGCGAAAAACTGCTCTATCAGTGGGATCCTGATAGTTTGAAATACGTTATCCTCTGTGAGTCCACAGTGGATATCGGTGATGTGGATGTAATCCATGGTGGAAATGCATCTTAAACAAATCGAACACATTTAACGAAGGAGTGATTAATTTGGCTACCATCAATACTCGTATCGTGCTGAGAAATGACTCTACTGCCAATTGGCTTCTGAATGAGGCTCAGGTCCTGCTAAAGGGCGAAGTTGGCATTGAATTTCTCGCTAACGGCACGGCAAAGATGAAGATCGGCGACGGCACTACTGCCTGGTCCGCTCTGCCTTATTTCGGCGGCGAAGAAGCTCATGTCTTTGAGGCTGAGATTGCTGCCGGTGGTAATCACGCTGCTGCTATCGCTACTGAAGTCGGTGAGACTACCCTTGTTAAGGGTGACGTGGCGATTATTAAGGAGCTGATTTCCGAAGACAATTATCAGCATACTGCTTACGTTTATAACGGCTCTGCTTGGGCTGCTATGGACGGTAATTACAATGCCGAGAACGTCTATTTCGACGAAGACTTCGTGTTTACCAAGGCCCTGGGTACTGTTACTATCCCTTCTAGCGGTAGTACCACTGTGACCGCTGCTGGTAAGAATCTGAAGGAATTCTTCGCCGGTCTGTTTGCTGCTGAGCAGAATCCTAGTAAGACTGACCCCTCTGTTAGTGTTACTCTGACTGGCGCTGGCTCTTACGAAGTCGGTACTGTTCTGACTCCCAGCTATTCTGCCACTTTCGAGGATGGTAAGTATACTTATGGTCCCGAACCCACTGGCGCCACTGTCACTGGTTGGGCTGTTACTAGCACTGCCGGTGAGTCCTTTAGCGCTGCTTCTGGTACCTGTGCCGAACTGACTGTTACGGATGACATGTCTTATTCCGTCACTGCCAAGGCTACTCATACTGCCGGTTCCGTTCCCAAGACCAACCTGGGCAACGATTGTGCTGACGCCACCAAGCAGATCGCTTCCGGTACCAAGTCTAAGACTTCCGGTACTATTACTGGTTATCGTAATAGCTTCTACGGCACTATGACCACTAAGCCTGAGACCATGGTTTCTGCGGATATTCGCGCCCTGGCTGGTAAGTCCGATAAGGCTCTGGTTAATGGCGATGTGTTTAATGTCGACGTCGCAGTTGGTGCCATGCGTACTGTGATTGCTTATCCCGCAACCCTGAATGATCTGTCTGCTATCCAGGATAATAACGACTCCATGTCTAATATTATCTCTTCTTTCACCAAGACCACCGTGTCTGTTGCGGATGCTAAGGGTGAGAACGCGATCAACTACAAGGTGTATTATATGGATTATGCTAATCCCTACGACACCGCTAATAAATACACTGTGACCATTTAAGGAGGTTGGATAAATATGGCTATTTCTTTTGGTAAAGTAAATCGTTCTGCCAGTTTCAACCCCACTTCGGCATTCCCTCTTGACGCAAGATATTACTTCGAAACTCTTGCCGCTGCTGAGGCTGCCGCTGCTGCTGCCGTAGAGGTTGGTAGTGCTGAAGGCACTTACTTCTATGGTCAGAACGTGGTTGTGGTTACTGAAACTGACGCTACTCTTTATGTAATCAACCCTGATAAGAAGCTGAAGCAGGTTGGTAAGGTGCCTCTGGGCGATGGTAAGTCCATTGCTGTTGCCGATGATGGTACCATTAGCATGCTTGGCTTCGCTGACGCTGAAGAAGGCGCTCAGCCTCGTAAGAAAGCCGACGGCACTATCGAGTGGGTTGTTCCCAGCACCGATACTGTTGATGGTCTGCAGTCTACTGTGGCCGGTCTGCAGTCCGATGTGGATGCTATCGAGGCCGATTATCTGAAGGCTGCCGATAAGACCGAGCTGGAGGGTAAGATTGCTACCGCTCAGAGCGCTGCTGAGGCTGCTCAGACTGATGTCGATAACCTTGAAGCTTATGTCGGCACCTTCACCGCTGTTGGCGAAGAGACCACTGTCATCGGCTATATCGACGCTAAGATCGGTGCCATTCCCGAGCAGACTGATTACTCTGTAACTGTCGAGGAGTCTTCTCCCGAGGGTTACGCCAAGGCCTATACCTTCAAGCAGCTCGGTGAGACTGTCGCTACTATCAACATTCCCAAGGATATGGTTGTTGAATCCGGTAGCGTCGTTACCAATCCCGAGGGTCAGGCCGAGGGTACCTACATCAAGCTGGTCCTGGCTAATGCTAACGAGGACGAGCTGTATATTGATGTCGGCACTCTGATCGAGTACATCACTGGCGATACTGCCGCCGACGGTATGATTACCGTGGCTGTGGATCCCACTACTCATGTCGCTACTGCTACCATTAATGATGGTACTGTGACCCTGGCCAAGCTCGAGACTAGCATCCAGACTGCTATCGGCAAGGCTCACGAGCATGAGAATGCTGATACCCTGGCCACTATTACCGAGGAGAAGGTTTCCGCTTGGGATGCCGCTCAGGTCAACGTGATCGATTCTGTTGACGAGGCTCAGTTTGCCATCGATGAGGCTAAGAATCTGACTCTGCTCGACATTGCTATGTCCAAGGTTACTGGTCTGAGCGATGCTCTGGCTGGTAAGGTCGATGTGGTCGAAGGTTCTCGTCTGATCAGTGAGGATGAGGCCGAGAAGCTGGAGAAGCTGGTCCTTGGCGATGACGGCTCCGTCTCTGTCAGTGGTACTATTGCTGCCGGTAATGTCGATGGTCTGGCTGACTGGATCACTAATCGCGCCGGCACTCTGAAGGGCCTTTCCGAGAATAACCTGGATGACACCCTGCTGGCTAAGCTGAATGGCATTGCTGAGGGTGCTCAGGTCAATGTGATCGACGGTGTGTCTGATGAGTTTACCATCTCTACCGATGGTAAGGTTCTCAGCGTCAACACTATCTCTCAGGATAAGATCACTGGTCTGCCCGAGGCTCTGGCTGGTAAGGTTGACGCAGTCGAAGGCATGGGTCTGTCCAGCAACGATTTTACCGACACTCTGCTGGCTAAGCTGAATGGTATTGCCGAGGGTGCCGAGGTCAATTACATCAAGTCTGTCAGCGATGAGTTTGCTGTCTCTGCCGAAGGTCAGCTGTCCATCGGTTCTATTAGCGTAAACAAGCTGGTTCAGGCTGAAGACGAAGTTCTGATCCTCAATGGCGGCGCTTCTATGTGATCGCTATTGTAGATAAATCCACAAATCCACTATAAATTTCAAAATGGAGGAATTTAATTATGGCTGAGAAAATTCTGAACACTCGCATCCAGCTCAAGTATGACTCTTATACTAACTGGACTACTAACAATCCCAAGCTGAAGAAGGGTGAGGTCGCTATTGCTACCATCGATAATAACGCCGATGGTATTAAGAACGCTCCTTCCATCGTCGTCAAGGTTGGTGATGGTGAACATAACTATAACGATCTGAAGTTCATCTCCGGTCTGGCTGCTGACGTGCATGGTTGGGCTAAGGCTGAGAACAGACCTACCTACACTGCTGACGATATCGAGGGTCTGTCCGAGTACATCTCTGGCGAGATCCAGGATACCGACACCCAGTATAAGCTGGTCAAGGTTGACGACTACAACTACAAGCTGCAGTCTAAGGCTCTGGACGGCGCTTGGGCTGATGTCGCTGATGGTGCCATCGTTATTCCCAAGTACGATGATACCGAGGTCCGTGGTCTGATCACCGCTATCAAGGACGGCACTTCTATCGACAGCTTTGCCGACGTTGAGCCTGCTCTGGCTGGTAA